AAAACTCCGGTCACGCTCTAAGTCTCCATCATTTGCACTTCAATACGCAGGTACTTGGATTACTCTCGTTAAAAACTGTGGTTTTAGCGAACCAGAGGCAAAACGAGTTGAAGCCAACTACCACAAAATGTACGAAGTCTCAGATAAATGGATGGCTGAAAAGATTCAGGAATGCTGTGAAAAAGGTTATGCAACTGTGGCCTTTGGTTTACGTATACGTACACCTTTATTAAAGCAGACAGTTTTAGGTACACATAAGACACCAAAAGAAGCAGAAGCCGAAGCACGTAGTGTCGGTAATGCCTTATCTGGTCAATCTTATGGCCTTCTCAATAACCGTGCGGTCGTAGAGTTTATGGAACGAGTCTGGAACTCTCCATATAGATACGACATTGTTCCTGTTGCATTAATCCATGACGCAATCTACTTAATCTGCACTGAAGATGCTGAAGTTGTGGCATGGGTGAATAAGAACCTCACTGAATGCATGGCATGGAATGAATTGCCTGAAATTCAGCATGAAACCATCAAATTATCTGCCGAACTTGATATTCACTACCCTAACTGGGCCAATGCGATCACCTTACCTAATGATGCAGATGCAGAACGTGTCAGAGAGATCTGTGCTGAGTGGTATCAAGAAAATATGGCACAAGCAGCTTAGGACTATATATGGCAACACAACGTCAACTTATTCATTATGCTGACCACCCTTTCTGGAGTGGTCAGCTCTACATCCCTTTCCTACAAAAATCGGTAGGCGTAAACCGTATCGAAGATACACTGCAGTTTACGTATCACGGGATGAACTACTCTATTAACCTAAACCAGAAAGGTACGCTTCACTCGGATGGTTCCTTACTTGTGGCCATAGCCCGAAAACCAAAATTTAGGACCATACGTAAGCCGATTGGTTTACCGAGCCATACCTCTATTTACTTCATGACACACCAAGGGAAATGTCTGAGTGCCCGTGATGTAGATAGCTGGAGTAGCTACCAAGGAGCACCCACTGCAATGATGGCCGCATTTCATGCAGCAGCAGCTTAATTAATAAACAGGCAGTACTTTTCATTCTTGTATGTGTGCGTACGTACGCATATGATATATAACATGTTCATAAAGGAATATGGATATGTTTCATCGTACACCGGAGAAGTACAAGTATCAGACCGCCAATATCATCCAAGGCTTGGCCGAATTACCTTTCGTAGTTCGTGGACGTGTAGAAGGATGGGTTATTCCGGGCGGTCGCATCATTACTAACAAGGCGAAAGCAATGGAGTACGCCAGTCGCATGAATGATTTTATGGCCAGCAATATGCGCCGATTCAAGCGTAAGCGTCTCTAATTTAGTTTGACAGAGCTTAAAGACGTAAACTACGGGCACCGTAACTTAGAGGAGATGCACGGATGCAACTTCCAGAGTCACCAAGCCCACCACCAAACGATTTGTGGACGATTCTCGCAACTTGTTTAGTGGTTTTAATTACCGGCTTTATCTCTGTTGCAAGACGAGTTGTTCAGGAAAAGGAAAACAACTGGATTCTAATAGCAACTGAATATTCAGCATGTCTATTAGTCGGTTACTTAGCCTACGAAGCGTACCCTTCAGTACATCCGCACCTTCCTGGCTATTTATCCTGGATAACTCAAAACATCTTCAGTGCTACAGGCTCATATATTGGAATTAGGGCATTCCACATAGCTGAGTACTACACCACTGAGAAGTTTAAGCCAAGTTAAGTAAAAGCCCTGATTTCTCAGGGCTTCTTCATATTTGGACAGAGACCATGACTAAAGCAAATGCATCAATCACATTCTCAGATCTATCGACCGAAGATCTTAAAACACTAGCAGAATTTGCCGATCGCAATAAACTGCAGCCACATGAAACATTAAGCTTCTTACTTAAAACGGCCAAAGAAGCATTAGCTTCCCCTTCAGTACCACTTAACCTACTGGAGAAAGCCTATGAAGTAATAACGGAAAACACTGCAAATATCTCTACCAATGCAGATGAGAGCTATAAAATCAGCGCACTGTGTGATACCTATGCAGAAGTAAATGCATTAGTGGCCAACTACCCTACTTTTGAAAAAGACTTTATTAAATACCTACAAATGAGGAACCAATCACTCGCTACCGGTGAGGTAGGTATTCTTCATTGCAATGGCTATTTCTCTTTGGCTTATAAGGAGTTCTAAGCGAAATAGCCTAAGCAACTATAAGAGACAGTTGTGAAGCTGCAGCTCAAGATTCTTGAGCTGCCGCCTTCTGTTCTTCATGGCGGATGGCACGATATACGGTTGATTCACTCACCCCTACTGCCTTCGCAACTTCCTCTTTAGTTAAAGCACCAGTTTTGATCAATTCAATGATCCTGAGGTGTTTCGCCGTGTTCTTGGTTTTACCTTTGGGTTTATAGCCGGCTCTGGCCATACCCTGCTTAATACGTTCAATACGCTTTTCATTGTCTAGTCTGGCCATCGTAGCCAACAGATCAATCAGCATGTTGTTCATGAAACCAAGAATGGCAGAAGTAATTTCGCCCTGGTTCTCGAACTGAACATAACTGGTAGGTAAATCAGCAACGACCAAACGAAGGCCCTTCTCTCTGATCCGATTTTTGAGGATCTCAAAATTTTCCTGTGTCAGACGAGAAAGACGATCGACTGATTCAACAAGTAGAACGTCACCCTGATTGGCTTCTTCCAAAAGCCGGTTCAATTGAGGACGATCCAATTTGGTTCCGGAGTAATTCTCAATGTAAGTAACGTGACGTTCACTTATTGTTTCGCTAAATGTTATCAAGTCTTCCAGTGCTCTTTCGGCATTTTGGTCTTTTGTTGAAGCTCTCACGTAAATTCTGACAGTGATTGTCATTTAAAGTCTCTCAAGTAAGTCTAAGTGACAAAATTGTCATATTACATCTTTTTTAACTCAAATGACAGAAAATACTACTGAAGGCTGTCATAAGTCTTAGGGTATAGTCTAATGAAGCCCCATACCACTTTGATTTCGTACATTTTGAGAGATTAACTTATGGAAAAAGAGCATTTTATTTACGACTACTACTTAAACATCGTAAAACCGACTGTCGCTGAATTTCTGGCAGATAAATCTAATCTTAGGAGAGGACGTTTAGCTGCAATCGTTCTTGACCATGTTAGGGACTATCGTGCAGTGCAATTAAAGGTATCACCAACCAAAGTTTTGGAGAGCATGGAAGGTGAGTGTAGGGACGGTGTGTTTATTAGGGATGTTTGTAATGCAAGTAAACATGCAATCTTAAACCAGCCATCTAAAATACCTAGAACGTTATCCCATACCAAACAAGTAATGGCTGAAGAAAATGAAGGGATGTTTACAGCACCTTTTGGCCAATCAATGTTTGGCGAGTCAAATTATGTGTTTATCAAATTTGATAAAGCTCAAGAATTAAATGGAGAGCGCATATCTACGAGAAATTTACACGATTCAATTAATCAAGTGATTATTTATTGGGACAAGCTTTTGAATATTAATAGTTAGAGCACCTAACTATTAACTTGTCTTAACCGCAGACAGGAAAAATCATGACCATTTCTCAGTTAATTGCTGAGCTACAGCAAAACTCAAACCAAAACCTTCCGGTGCAAATCGTTTTACACAGCACAGATCTAATGGGTGTGCTCACGGCCGATGACATTGATGTCATGAACCAAGGTGATCATATCGTACTTTTGGCCACAGATAGCGAGTACGAAGCTTATGACGAGATGAACCATGATTAAGTTCATCACAGTATAGTTTAATGATAGAAAAACATCTGAAATACTCCATAAATAAACATTTGAAAAAAATGCTAAAATAAACTAATTAGCTAAAACATAGATAGGGTAAAAGATGCAAATAACTAACGCTGTAAAATTATTAGTTGAATTAGAAAATGATCCTAATTCATTAACAGATATTGTTTTAAAATCACTTTTAACAGATGATCCACTAAAAGAACTAGAACCAGAACTTCAAACAGAGGGTCATAGAGCAAGGATTTTGTCTGTAATTCAGATCATAGATGAAATTAAAATTGAGAGTATTCTTAGCCCAATAAGCGAAGAATTATCAAAAGTCTTAACATCTACAGAAATTTTGACGATGACGAAAGCTAAAGAAAATGTTGAAATAGAAATGGTTGAAGCAAGAAAAAGAATAAAGGATTTAGCAAGCAAAATTAAAAATATAAGATGAACTTTTTAATCTATATACGTGAATTAATTGGGCAACTATGCCCAACTAATTCATTTTTATTCACGTACAGCGTTTTATTTGTAGCAAATATCTATTTTTTTATTCTTAGTAATGAAGCATTTCAGAGAGTTATCTGAAATTAAGCTCATATCACTAATTTTTTTATAAAATAAATCTCTATAGTAAAAATTAGCATCCACACCATTTAAGGATGTTCCACATTCCTCTTGCTCATCCGTTTTTTTGTTGTAGCACATTCGAGTTTCTACTGAATATTCTTTTTTCCCTTGTTCAATCGAAGTATAAGAACCTCCTGCACCATATCCGCTTGAAACTATACAGCTAGATTTACTCACTAATTTGTTATTTGAAAATTTATAGCAAATTTTCATATCTTCACTCATAGGAGCACCAAAAGTAGTTCCTGAAATGAGAAATAAGCCTAATGTTATGAGTTTTTTCATATTTATGTTCTCAAGAGAATTGTGCATTTATTCTACTTAAATGTTTTGTAATTTGTAATGTTAATTATAAGTACATATAGAACATTGCTAAATGTTGTATATTATTGTTCATCTAAATAAAACAATACTGAACAACCATGAGCAATATTTCAATCAAGCAAGCAAATTGTTTAAAGTGAGCCGTAATACGATTTATGCACGTATTAAGAAAGGTGAACTAACTAAAAACAATGATGGCACTATTTCTGTTCAAGATGTAATGCGCTTATTTGGAAATAAAACAGATAAGAAAGTGATAGAAAAATCTGACACTGATCTATAACTACAACTCTCTGCATTCTGGCGTAGGTTACTCATACCAGCTCCAGTACGCCACACAGACCATCTGTGAGAGACAGCGTCAGTTTCATCAAGGACCCAACAAGATAACTCGATGTGACTTCCAACAAGTACCGGTGTATGTAGGAGGTAAATAAGGTGGGGAAGACCTGCATCATCGTAGTTCTAGCCATTTATTCAGTAAGCACCACCATCTTCCTGTTCTTGGCTCACAGAACACTGAAAAAGCTAACCAACCTTACTAAACCCAAAGATCCAAGGTAATCCCATGAATACACAAGAATTTATCGAACAAATAACCCAAGAGCTTGAATCGGAAAATGAAAATTCCGTCTTCATTAAATGGGTAGACGAGATCCTCACAAAAATCTGCAACATCGCTGTATATGAGACTCACAAAGCGTTTGAGGAGTCATTAAACCAAAAAGATGCGGAAATTAAGCGCCTTGAAAGCAGGCAAAACCAGCTAGAAATGGCGTTAGTAATGGTTGACGAGCACTTCAAACTTAACGGCTTGGATAAACTCATGCCACGTGTTCATGATGAAGTAAAACAAGCACTTAGCTTTGAATAACCAGGTAATCAGCTAATGTTAAAGACAGTTTTCATGGTTTTTGGATTCCTTCACGTAGTTTGTTTTGTACTCGGAGCCTTAGGTTTGTTCCATTACCGTGTCTACATAGGCGTAAAGGATGTAATCTACATTCCGAAAGAAGAGTATGAACAATTGAAGGCCAAACACGGCGCAAGTGATACTTAGGCTATTTACTAAATGCGTACGTACGTATAAGATTAGCCTACTTTTTTACAAGGAGATTCTAATGTTTAAGAAGGATGTTAAGTTAGATCCAAATGTACTCAAGGACCGTGCTCGTAACACAATTGCCGAACACGTACAAAAATCGCACGAACAGATTGTTGCGTTGGAAAAATCAATTGAAGCGGATGAAGAAGCGATCCGTCATATCCGTGCAACTATCGCTGAAAAGACTGAAAAGCTTGGTCTGGCGGTGTTTGCACACGAATCTTTGAAGAAAGCTGAAGAAGCTTTAGCAGCTTAATATAGATGTCTACTTTCAGCAATTTTCCTATGAATTTGAATTCATTTGCTGCAAGTTATCCACAAAAAGTAAAGCCCCGCTACTTGAAATGTAACGAGGCTTTATCGTATATTCTGCACACGGTACTTAGGTTTGCAGACCCGGGTAGCGCAATTGTTCTAAAGAATGTGGCGTTCTTTAGTACGCTTTAAACATCAGGCAACTAAGCTTGAGGGCTTCGTGCATTCTGTCGATTGGTATCCGTGTGAGACCAATTATGCAGGATAATTGCGCCTATTGGAATACCTTTGTCTAAAATTTTTGTAAATAGTTCGTTTTATTAAGTGAATTTATATACAAAAATTGCCTCGTGCCGTCCTCTGTATGGGTGGATGGAATAAGTGACGACAGCGTACAGTGGTACAAACCCTATAACTGGTGGAACTGATCAAAGTAGGGAGTGGTATGAGTTGGTCTTTGCGGTGCGTGACTATATTGGATGAACTTCCTTGGGATGCACATACAAACGCAAAGATGGACACAGGACACGATCAGGCGGTGCTATCAGCCGTAACCTTGTGTAGCCGTGGCTTGATACAGTAACACGGTCCGAAGAAAGCGAGCCGATTCCGATTCGATGTAGCTTGAAGGTACAACTCCTAAGGTGTTTATTTTAACAACGCCTTAGGGTGAGTTTTGCCTTCAGTCGCTTCACCTCAAACCGAAACGATGAAACATGTATAAGGTTGAATATGTTAGAAATAGTTGAATGTGCAGAATGTATGACTGAATATGAAACTGAGATAGACGAAAAATACTTTACTTGTGAACCATGTCCTAAATGTTCAAACAACACTGAGTTAGAAAGAAAAGGAGAAACTGTTAAAAATAATAAAAGTTCAAATAGAAAATAATAAAAAACCCGCAGTCGTAAAACTGCAGGTTCTTCCGGTAAGGTGTACCGAACTATTGATTAACTGGAGACTAAACAGTTAATAAGATAAGAATATCAAATCAGATAATTTGCTTCAACCCTTTGATTAGTTTCAATTAAAGTGTCCTCTAAATAAGAAAGCAACTTCATGTCATCTTCTGACCATGCTGGTATTTCACCACCTGTTTGCTCTCTTGCTAAAACACCCCATGAACGTAAACGATTAAGATCGCTTGCTGTTAAATCCAAATGAGCAATTTGAGTTAAAAGCGTTGCCATAAATAACTTCTCTCTCTTGAATATTCATTGTTCAAAGTGTCTCAATCTGATTCGATACCCCCTGTTAGGGTATCTGTGTGAGACAGTAACGCCTATTAATTGGTATCAGACTGATACCTATTTTTATTGATGATTTCATCCAGTTGATCCAATTGTCTTTGGAGCTGAATTCGTTCATCTTCAGAACTTGCCTGTTCAAGAGCCTTAGCCATTGTTGGTCTAACTTCAGCAGCCAGAGCAGACATTTTTTCCTGATCCTCTGCAGGATTAAGTCTCTTAATCCCACGCTCACTCAATTTTAATGAGTCCTTTGCATCAACATTTTGAGCCTGAATGTTGTTTTGGACTGCCCCTTCTTCTAAGTGTGACACGATTACCTGAACATTCTCGATGTGTACGAAGTGAGCACCAGCAGGATTAAGGTTACCCGCAAGGATAGCTCGAACTTCATCTACAGCCTTGGCTGTCATTCGAGGAATATACTCCCAGGTTGCAACGCCTTTCTCGTTGCCCTCGTTGTCTTGTATGGTGATTCGCTCCAGAATCTTATAAGCGGTTTTCCTACCGACCTTGGTTTTAGTGATGTACCCAAGTGTTTCCAATTTAGGCAGCTCACGCAACACGGTTGCACGAGATAACCCAGTATATTCAGCTATTTCAGATACAGTGGGGTAATCATCAACCTCAGGATTAACACAAGACTTAATGTAGGAGTAGATCCCAAATGCCTGTATGCCCATCGAAGCGACAGCTTTACTTCGAAACATGGCACTAAACACATGGAAGGACTCCGCATCAATATATGCTTGTCCTGCCTCAACCTTATTTGAGTTTTTCAGCATTGTGCTTTATCCATAGGTCAAATGCTTCTAAGAAGATGTCTTTGTGGTGCTTCGCAAAACGATCAGAACTGTGACGAAGCATCGCGTAATCTTCAGGATCCATCTTCACAGAAACTTGTTTTGAACCAGTTACTGTATGTTTGCGATCAATAAGATAAGTCTTACCATCATGTTTGTAGACGAAGTACTTTGACTCATCCGGAGCCGCACTTTCAGTCGTGGTTTTAGGCTCATCACCGGTATTCACCAAACCAGATAGACTATCTGCAGTTAAAGCCTTCTTAATCATCTAAACTCTCCAATCTTCCAATTACATAGTCTGTTAGTAAGACCACATCTTGACTTGCTTTATTGCTTAAACCTAAATCAATACATGTAAGCCCGTTTACCGGTGCTTCCACATGTTGAATTCGTCTCGGTTGTGTCGGTGCCAATGGACCAAATTGTGAAACAGCTTCCGCAACCTTACGTGTAATAACCGCATTTGATGTCACTTCATTAAGTACAAATGCGAAAGGTTTCTTCAGTTCCTTCACCAACTTGATCGTTTGGCCAACTGCTCTGAGGTCATCTGACCCAGCTTTCAGTGGTATGAGCACAAAGTCTGCATACTGAGCAGTAATAGAAATCGCATCGTTTGATAACGGAGCTGAATCAATCAATGTGTATTCATAACCTGCCTGTTCTGCTTTGTTTAATGCATCTTCCAAATCAGATGGCGAAGTTACGAGCAATTGAGGTGTTTCAGCCTCCCGTGTGTTCCACCAAGTAGTTAAACTACCCTGCGGATCTGTATCAATCAGCAATACTTTCTGGCCTCGACGAGTAAGCTCTACTGCAATGTTACGGGTAGAGGTAGTTTTACCTGTCCCGCCCTTTCTGTTCGCAACAACTATTGTTTTCATGTCTTTGCTCTCTCTTCGCCACTAAGTATGCTTTATCTGCGTACGTGCGTAAGTGAAAATATACGAAATACATGTAACAAAGTGTAACAGGACAAACCCTACTAATCCATTTATTAAGGAGAATCTATGAAACCCTCTGTTTTATGTATCAATCTTGGCGCTTTAGCCGAACAGAACGTTCCATCTACAGGGCATGGCGTTTATCCTTTTGACTTAAATGCCGTTGCAGCAAACAACTTCCATTTCATCAATCGTGCCGTTGTGGACCACCCAAATGAGGACTCTTTTGAGTTCCAAATCGGTAAATCTATGCCACAAATTCTTGGCTACATTGTTGTAAAACATGGTGAAAAAATCTTATCTTATGCACGAAAACACGCAGAGGGTGAAGCCCGCTTATTAGGCTCACGCTCAATCGGTTTTGGTGGCCATGTAGACTTAGAAGACTACTTGTTTGCTGGTTACGATGCTGAAGCTGGTGTCTGTTACGAGCCTGCATTCCCTAAAGTATTACAGTACTCCATTAAACGCGAATTACAGGAAGAATTACTCCTGAATACGCTCGATGACTCTCAAATTAAGTTCGAAGGAATCATCGTGGATACTAACGATTCTGTGGGTATGGTGCATCGCGGTCTACTATGTGTCATTGAACTTGAAGACACAAGTGAAGTGACAAGCACAAAAGAGTCACAAGACCTTCTGTGGCAACCTCTTGACGAGTTAAAAAAAGATGTTGATTTATATGAAGGTTGGAGTCAAATAGCTATTGCTTCGGAACTCATTTGAAACCCCTTACATTAATTTTTGGTGTGTGGTAGAGTCCACAAAAGTCCTTGAAACGTAAAAAATCTCCTAATGTATAATCCCAGTGATATTGAAGCACATCAGTACACAGGATCGTTACTGAGCTTAAATGCTTTACAGTTATGGATCATTACAGGTGAGTACACGGACGTTTGTGATCACCATGCGAAAAAGTTTAATGAAGGTTACTTACATGCCATATTTGACAATAATCAAACAGCTCGACTTCAGATTTCTAAGGGTGACTGGGTTATTTGTGAAAATGGTAAGTTCTATAAAGTCTCTTCGACTGATTATGCTAAACTGACTCCTGCGCTGCACCAAACAGCCTGATTTTTCAGGCTTTTTAGTTTAGTGTTTTATGCGTACGTGCTTACGTACGTACGCATAATTAATTTGTTGAAATGTTTAATTAAGGTTCATATGTATACTGCATATCTCTCAGCTACTATCTGCCTTTTATTGTCCATTTTTATTGCCGTGTTTTTTGTATTCCTACTAATAAACACTGGCCGATCTCCTGAAACCATCGTTTGTTTCTTTACACTTGGTTTATCAATCACTGTAACGGTAGCGACTATAAAACAAGCCATTACCTACTATAGGTACACCAAACTCGATTGAGATGGTGTAAGGTAGCAGACTCCGCAAAGTAACCTCCCTTTTGGGAGGTTCTTATTAATTAGTACTTACTAAATAAACATATAGTTAATAGAAATTGAGGAGAAAGCTATGTCGAATGTCTTTAATGAAGTAGACCAAATTCTTGCTAACATGAATAAAGGCGACACCCGTACATTCCACAGAAATGATTATCGCAGTGAAGACGATTGGGTTTCAGTATGGCACTATTTATGTGTAGATAAGATCAACAGTAACAGAGTTGAGGTTATAGAAAAAAAGGAGCCTCTAACATTTACGATCAGAAAATCGTAGTTACAACCTTATATTGAAATGTGCGGTATATTGTTTTATTCTTTACTTGGAGAAGGCCAGATAGCGCCAACTATCTGACCCGTGGTCTTAATACGCCGATTGTGCAATCATTAGTATTAAGAGAACGATAACGATGATGATTAAGAAGCGCATCGTTAATACTCCAAGGTTTATGTAACATTTAACTGTTACGGTCACCTCAGCCTCATTGCTGAGGCAGGTATACTGTAACATAAATAGAAGCCCCAACTCGGGGCTTTTATCTTATATATCGACAAAATTTAGTAAAATTATGTACATAGAAGAAACCACCCTACTCAGGGTGGTTCTTCAATTCTGGGCCATGCTTTGCTCAGTCGCTCTGCATCAATTGCGTGTTTATCAGCAATTTGTGCCATCCTTCGATATTCTGAGACGCACTGACCGAATACGGTATTAAGGGTATCGGTGTACTCAGCTCTGGCGGCTTCGGAAGCATTCGCATATTTACGTTTGGCTTCACTGAGTGCGACTGACAACCGTTCAGCATTGGCAGCGAGAGTAACATTAGACAACTCAAGTGCCTTAACTTTCTTCTCATAATCCTCCTTTGCTATTTGCATTTGGTTTCGCCAAACTGCAGCCGTCTTTTCCTGTTCAATTTTTTGTTGAATCTTGAAGTCATCAAACTGACTTCGTAGCTGTTCAACTTTCCCATTCTTCTGGTGAACCAAACAAACCAGAAACACAACAACTAAGCCAAGTAAGACATTCAAAGCTCCCTGCTTATGAGTCCATACCCAGCCAAGTAATCGTTTAATCAAGTCCGTTAATATAATCAACGATTACTCCTGCAACCTCTTTAGCTACAAGCCATTTCTTCGCATCCCATAAAGCAAGCTCTGCATTGTTTGAGATGAAGAATAACTCGACAATCAAACCATCCGCTTTAGAGATGAAGCCCAATCGAGAATGTTGGCCAGATCCTTCCGACTTCCATCCTTTATCACCTCGTAATGGGATGCCCAATACTTTGTTTACTGCACCAGCAATACGTTGAGCTATTGCTTTGTGTTTATCACCAGATAACACTTCTACCCCACGAGCACTACGATCTGTTGAGGCATTGCAATGGAACTCCACAGCAAGCGTAGATCCCTTCGCTAACTGGATTGCTGTAGTTAAAGGTAAGTTGGTTGTGCCTGTACCATCGCAACGAGTCACAATACCTGCGGTCTTTAAATAAGACACAACCATATTTCGCATTTCAGCCACAATCTCGGCTTCAGTACGCTTGCCATTTACTGCGCCTGGATCTGTATTACTATGCCCTGCAGTAACAGTAACGATCTTCAAAACTACCTCCTTGTAGTGATTTAATGATCATTACTGCATTATAATCATGTGCGTACGTACGTACTAAATTAGATGTAAATCAATCCACAACCCATCTGGAATATCATAAGCTTTCCCATCCTTTGTGACCTTTACCGTCAGAGATGTGCCTGATTGGGTTAAAGCTGCTTTAAATAAAGGCTGTCCTTCCTCATCAATAGGCAACTCCTTAACCCATTGGTTTCGGTCGAGTACACAATTCTGAATGGTGTAAGTACCTACTGCGGTTCGCTGGTGTACAAGAGCGGTTCCGTTCTGAGTGATACATGCATCATTACGTAAACGTGCAGAATTTAAGGCATATTTGATATTACCTGTGGCAGTAACAATGGCATTACCTCCGTGAAAAACACTCACCCACGGCGTAAATTTACCGTCCTTAGGGACTCTCAATACCAGGTCGGCTTTACCATTCTTCAAACCACGTAATCCAAGCTGTCCTTTTGAGTTACTTTCACGGGTAGCCAAGGTTATGGCAGATACATCATCAAAGCTTAAATAACTTAATTCGCCCGATTTAAATGAATCCAGTGCCTTATCATCTACATTCAAAACTAAAGGACTCAGATCTGTACCAAAACCACAGGTTCCCACAGTCATGATGTCCCCTTCCTTCACTCCGACTTCTTTCGTGGCTGCTGCGCCAAGCCCAAGGGCTTTTCTTGCGCCACTCGCAGTCGTCGCTCCGGTACCTCCACGAGAAATAGGAATGGCTATAGGTAAAGTGTCACCACTGGCCATGCCTGATAAGAAAGAATAGATCTCCAAAAAATTACTATTCATTTTTTGGGCACCAATACGGGCTGAGTCCCCAGTTTTGTCATTGGGTGACTTACCCCAGTTAATCTCTAAACGAGCCATATAACCTCCTTGTTATGACTCACTTATGATACTAACGTGTTGTTTAGTTACTAAATTTGATCACACATAAAAGAAAAGACTGCATGAAGCAGTCTTTAAAGGAGTAAAAAGCTTATTTTAGCTACATGCACCAGCTTGAACAGCTCCATATTTAGCTTGTTCTAAAGTGAATTTTTCACCGTAATCTGAAGCAAGCTGATTAATAAGCCCTTTGCATGAAAAACCTTGCTGTTCGAGATATTGTGCTGCTGCTTTCGCTGCTTGTTCTTTCCAATCCACATCTAGGCTATCTACGGCTACTGTTGCATCATTTACACTATATCCTTCGCCATAATCCGAAGAAAGTTGATTGATCAGACCCTTACGTGAAAAGGCTTGATATTCAAGGTAAGACTTTGCAGTACGAATAGCATTAAGTTGAGATCCAGTAAACCTACGTGAAGTGTTAGTAGGAGCTACTGAGGCTTCCTCTGTTTCTTTAGCTGCAGCATCCACTGCCTCTTGGGCTATCCTTGCAGCTTCAGTAGCTTCACTTGCAGCAGCGATAGCTTCTTTTGCTTCAGCCGATAGAGGTGCTTTTTCACTAGAAGTAGTTTGAGTGTTTTTCTCAGCACCGCCTGCAAAAATTCCAATGATAATCAAAGCTAAGAATATTATTCCTAACCACATTAAAAGTTTCTTCATACCCTATATCTCCTCACGACTATAACTATTATTTCAATAAGTAAAGTTTTGTAGTTCTATGTAATCAGGGCATATTTAAGCCAATAAAACCAAGCATTTCAAGGCTAAAGAAAAGCCGAGAAATTGGGTTCTCGGCTTTATCTTGAAAAAACAACTGCTTAGAAAAGTACAGCATCTACTTCGTCATTAGTCGTAGCTTCCATAATGGCTTTACGAGCTTTACGACTACGAGAATGTGCTTCATTGATATGGTTTGCTAAAGCTTCTCCTAATCCTTGGAGGTCTTCGGCACTAAGTTCCACATCAGTGTTATCTGCAGTAGTCCATGAGGTAGGTTGGCCATATTTCACAGCAGCCAAAATACGGCTTTGTGAAATATAGTCTGAATCAAATACATGATCTTTGAACTCAAAGCCGCCAAACTCGTAAATATTGCGTTCTGTTTTAATGGCTTCCCATTTGGTTTTTTGAACATCCTCTAATTTACGAGTATCTACCCATTTTTTCTCGCCGTAATCAAAGCGCATGTAATAGGCAGGCGCAGGGCCAATAGCAACCCAATCAGATCCATTCCAATAGTCTGTCTCGCGTGGAGGAGGCAAAGTAGTTGAATTATAGTCAGGTGGAACCTGAGCTAAGACCTCTCCTGTAGTTCCTTCAACGCGCCCTGCATATTGCCCATCAGGTTTGATTAAGTACAAAACCATATGTCACTCCTTTGACTAAAAATGGGATTGTACTGAGTTGCCCCAGTACAGTGTTAATTGGGTTACGGCGGATTGGGGATATACATCACAAGGATCTGTAGAGTCGTACCTCCTACTGCGTTTGAGACTTGTGCATCCATATTCTCCGTTAGGCGAGATTCGTACGGATAAATAGACATATAGTAATCCGGTAGCATGTATACACGGTTCCCGCGTCTGTAGAAGTAAATCAAGTGATACGTTTGCGGTGCCCCAGGCGCAGCCTCATTAGGCATTGCCTGAGCTGCTGGCATAACTGGAAAGAAAAACACTTTGTTAGGGTCTACCCCATCAGGAATATCAAAAAATAGCTGAGGGACTGTCCTATAAGTCTTCCCTTCAATTGAGATTTCCTTCCACTCAATTAACTGAACAGAACTCGCAAGAGATTCTGAACCCCAAACCATCTGTCCTTTAGTGTTAAACACCTGTAGATGCTCAAACTCTTTAGGTGTAGGTATAAACTCACGCATATCCACAAAGACTAGTTTGCCCGGATTTTCAGTGAACCCAAAAGAGCCTCCTGTATTGGGACTCATACATACCATTGCGCCATCATTTAACTGTAAAAAGTACATGTGGCCATCTTGTACAGAAAACCGTAAATACGAGTATGTAGGGCCGTCTCTAACCCCAACACGTTCCTTTGTCTCAGGGTTAATGAAATACTCCCGATAATCTGAGGACTTAATCGGATCCCAATCGTGCGCTGTGATACTGCGACCGATGGGCTTTGTCTCAGTGTTTAACTGTAGTGTTCCATCAGGCGCATAAACTTCAAATACAACACCCATTTAAGTACCCACCATGAAAGCAGGTCGGTTACAAAAAGCGATCAGCTCATCACGAGTAGCGTCATGATCAAAATAAATAATTGTCGTGACGTTATACTCATAAGCTGTTGTTTTCTGTGGTAAACACATAAGCAAGTAAGGGATAATAACTAAACCCTTACCTGTCGCTGCAGGAATGTTAAGTTTGATCTTCACATACCAACCTCGTGACACATTTCCGCGAGTTACAATCTCTAAATTTTGTAGAGCATTGAACTCACCCTTGAACTTAATCACTTTAAATCGCTCACTACTGAATCGTAGTGAGCCGTCCTTGTTAAAAATCTCTAATACTGCAGGCATTACCTAATCCCTAGTCGAATACCTAATTGCCCGTTCGGGTAGAAAATCTCTGTCAAACCTCCTGTCTGAACAGTCTTAGAACCATCGGCAGCAGTAATGGTCACGTTACGCGCAGAAACAGCAATAGCATCAATAGCTTCGGCGCTTAAGTGATCTGCTTTCAATGTTCTCGCGGCAATTCTATCCCCTGTAAATTGACCAGTGGTAATTTTGCTTGCGCTCAAGTTCCCGATGATTGCATCGTTGATCGCAGTTACACCGTTGACGACAGAGAAGAACTTCTTGTTATCGCCTGGCTTACCTACATAGAACGTATCTACATCAACACCAAAAGCTGTACGAACCACGCCATTTACCAATTCAGAAGTTAAGGCATAGCCACAAATAACGCCGTTATTGTCGATTGAAACCCCTTTAACAGCTTGAATGCCGTTAATTACTTGGGCTTGTTCCGTGAGTTTGACTTTCGTGTCAGCGAGATCTGAAGTCCAAGGACCCCAAGTCGCAGTGGCACCAGAACCACTAGATTGACGGTAACGTGTATTGGACTCGGGACCTGACGACCATTTCTGAATGATTGGTCCCCCAGAAGCATCACTCCAAGGAACTAAGGTCTCAATAGCACCATATCCTGTGTTTCCTCCTGGAGAACCCACGGCGCTACCTGATTTGAACTCTGTCACTACACTACGAGGGTAGTTGTCCCAGTAGTACTTTGGAGGTTGGTTCGTGTTGCGAGTATCAGGAATAGTTACCCGGTCTAGTTTGAGGTTATCAAATTGAGCCTGATAGTCCTGCTTAACTTCACTTTTGATGGTCGTAGACGCTGTAGCGATCGCTGAGTTCATTTCCGCTTGAGTAGTGTAACCAGTCAACACTGATGCAGTAGTAGTATCAATAATCTGTGCTGACTTAGATGGGCACATTTTATCAACCAACGTTTCAAGTTTAGGATTCATATAGAACCCACCACCCGAGCTGCCATTAGCAACCATTACATCAATTTTGTTCCAGCCCAAAGCAAGCGGTATAGAACAATCTGTAAACGTACCATAAGTTAATTTACTGTATTTCAAGACATCATTAACGTAGATCGCACCACAGTCATCTATGGTAATCCCTGTAAATTTGATTGTCTTAGCTGCAGCTACATACACATAACAACGGAAAAATCCGAGTGTATTCGTCTCGTAGAATACTGTCCCGTCTGACATTGAGCTTGCAGAAGTACACTCACCCTTTCGAATGAACTCAAAAGAGTTTGCATCCTTATAGGTGTACTCTTTGGCTGTGTAGACATTTCCCGGTAACTTAGCCAGCACATAAGTCCATAGGTTAGTCCTAGTCTCATCACGCATGTCAGGCATACGGTTGTTAGGCGAGTTCGGATTAAATGATGACTCGATTTGAGTTAGCTTATCTGCCATAGCCTTGTTTTCTGTAGCAGACGTATTGGCCATTTCAGTAAGCTTAGCGATAGCTTCAGTTGTTGCAGGAGTCATATCGCTATAGTCAGTTAAGTCATAACACTCAATCTGGGCAAGTTGGAATGTCATGGTTTCAGTGCCGGACAATGAGGAACCATTAGGTAGTACATAAACATGCCCACCTGAACTAAACGGACCTGTAGCACCACACTGACACAAACGGTAGTAGGTCTCGTATTTACCTGTGCCCTCTGTAGACCCCACAAAGCGGTCTTTGGCCCCTACCCCCATAGAGTTAGATGCATGAGCTAACTTGAAGCCAACCGGAAGTTTAATGATGTACTTGATAAGGAAAACTGCATTAGCACGTGCCCAATACATTTGCACAAAACCTCCGTATGAAGGTGATGCACCATTAGATACAGTTACATTTAACTGATATGGTGAGCTGGTAGGGTTATCGGCTTCTTTTGCTACACGCTCAACTTTGACACGCCCTGTCCCAGCATTATCGTAATACCCGACCGAGTTGTTACCTTTTTTAAAGGTTGGATCACCAAAAAGTAACTTGCCATTAGTTAGAGCACGAGCAATAAGATCCGTATCTGATAACTTGGCATTAGTATCCCTAAGTCCCTGTTGCGTTTCATTCACACCATTTTGAGCAGTGGCAGCACTTTGCTTAGCACTGTCCGCCGTTTGTTGTGCTGTACCAATATCCTTTTTGACAGTGATCATTGATGACTCTAAACCAGTAACAGCACGAGATGCTGAGGTTAAGCGTCCATCAATCTCGCCTACTTGGGTGTTAAGTAGGTTGTATGCTTCTGCAGAAGGTGCAGAGCTGCCTAAACCAACTGGAATACCATTCACAAGCTGTAATAAGTAATCGAGCTGTTTGCCTCCAAGATTTCCATTGGTTTTGCTGAAAAGCTCAGTCCCTTGCCCTTCTCCCAAACCTTTACGTCCAATGAGAATATAAGCATCTCGACCTGTGACTTGTTTTAGGGTTGCAGTGCTTCCACCCAGAGTAAGTAAGGCCGGAATTACAGTAGCAATGTTAGTTCCGATCGCATCATAGGACGTAATCGCAACATAGGTCCCATCAGCTAATGCATTGACTGCATTCACAAAGTTAGTAGCGGCAGCAGTGCTTCCATACGTATCGTATGAAGTATGAGAGGCAATGTTATTTCCGTTGAATACCGTGATGGCAAAACCACGTGTTGTTGTGCCAAGTACTTTACCTGACAGGTCCTTGATACCTCCCCAGCCGTTGTTAAAACCTGCAGAACTTACCGTGTAGTTCTGTACATCACCCAGAGTAGACTTCAGCTTAGTCAGATCAGTAGCAGTGGTTTTCACCTTTCCATCAACGACTTCAACAGCCGAATCGGTATACTTGGTTGCATTGGCACTAGCACTATTTAATATGTCTTGGCTCGACTCAGCCCATGCGGTTGGGGTATTACCAAGCTCTAACTTAATGTTAGAAATGTAGATGTCGTATGGTTTAGCGTTTTCGCCACTGACATGCATATTAAATATGGTCTTGTTCGCGTTATTAACCGACTTGAACGTAACACTATATCTTTCAGGTGTAGTGGTCACTTTTACCGGGAAAGATAACTGCGGATCATTATTCCCATCCCCTGCCTGATGGAACAGAAAACGTACGGTATCCCCTAATACTGCATAGGCATCGAAGGATAAAACGTAGTCTCGATTTGGTTCAAAGCCAGTAATAGAGGACTGCACAGTACCTTTGAAGTATTCAGTAGAGTTTGCAGCAAGATGTAACCATTTTTTCCCTTTGATAGTTACGACTTCACGAGTGGCAGTGCCCCAAACACCCCAGTACACAAGATCATTGGTAAAACCTGAGTTTTTAAGCAGGTTATTGCCACCAACTCGCAGAGTTGATCTATACTCACTTAAACCTGAAGAGATCGCAGCGTTTGTCTCAGCCTTGTTGTAATAACTTTGCAGGGTATTAGACAAGTTATTATTAACCTTGGCTTCAAGTTGCGTATTAGCAGCAGCAATAGCCTGATCTGCAGCAGCTTTGGTGTAGTAGTTTTGGGATAGGTTAGAGCTGACTTTGTTTGTAGCTTCTAAGGCACCAGCAAAACCAGCATCAATATCTCCCTTAGATGGAGACCATGCTGAGGCTTTACGGCCTTGTTCAATCTTGACGTTCTTAACTGTCACAATACGCCCAGTATTGTAGGTTCCGTAGAACTCAAGCCCACTCTTGCCAGTTCCCCCTGCACGTGCCACAGGTGTTACTGTCACAGACATGCGTGTCCAATCTGTTGTAGGCACATCTACAAAAGCTGCAAAGGTGTAATCTGGGTTATTGTTTGACGCATAAACCTGAACCCGACCAGCTACTGCCACTTTGATGTCAAAGCTGATAGTGATCTGTCCTTTCGCATAAATCTCGCTAAGCTCAGGGTTTTGAGCATACAGTAGGTACTCATTTGTACCCTTTTTCTCGGCTGTACCACCTGTAAACAGGTTCACACCTCCGAGAACAAACTGAGCATCAAAGTTTGTTAATCCAGAAGCAATAGCTGAATCTGTGTCAGCTTTGGTATACATATCCTTGCGGATAGTTGCATCTACCTTAGAGATTTCACCTAAAAGGTCACCCTCTGCTGCAGCCCAGTCAGTTGCATACTCACCTTTCTCAAGTTTAACTAACTTTGCGAATACGGTAGCAACCTTACCATCTTTAGATGCGTTGTTATCTACACGTACATAGCCAGCTTGGTTAGTGTTTGGCCCTGTTGTAAATGTGTACTTAAAATACGTGTAGTCTTCAGAAGTTAGAGGAACATAGGCTTTACGGTGCTCACCTACATTACTAACGAAATATACCTCTATATCTGCAGCATTAGCTGTTTTCTTAAACCATCCAGATACGGTATACGTAGTGTTTGGCTCCAAAGAACCACCATCAATCAGGTAGTAAGGTAAGTAAGTTTCAGCACTCGTAGAGCTATTAGTGGCAGAACGTTCGGCTTTAGAATTTAAGAGTAAATTACGCCCACCGATCCCACCATTGGTCAGACTCGCCTTGAACTTTTCAACGCCACCAGATACAGCCTGATCTACATTAGCCTTGGTGTAGTAATTCTGGGTTAAGTTCGCATCTACTGCAGATTTAACCTCAGCAGCTTTACTATCCGTGTAAGTCTTATATTGACTTGTTAATGCAGTCGTAGCATTTGCAATAGCACCCGACATATCAGACTTGGTCGCATAGTTCACAAGTACAGACGAATTAACGATGGTATTGTCAGTGTCATTTGCAGTAATTACTGGTGATACCTTGAATCCTTGGAGTTCAGCCCAGCCAGTCGATGATGTGTGGTTCAATGCAAAACCAAAATGAAGCTGTGGGTTTGCATCACGCATTGAACGCAGATCCCAAACCTTTTCAACAAGTTGCCATTGACCATTCTTTGTAAAGGTAACTGTTGATGAGGTGTAAGCAGTTGAAGGTCCTGTTGTCTTATCAAAACGTGCAGTTACAGCATAGACGCCATTTGCGTCTTCTGATGCTCTAATGAGAAAGCTAATCTTATATGCACGATCATTTGGAACTGGATCTGTAGAATAGTTAAAGCAGTTCACATAGTGAGATGGATCCTTACGGAACACTGTAGGACCAATTTTCCCGTCTGTGACTTTAACCATATGCTTTTCAATAGGATCAGTACTGCCGTAATGACTGATCCATTTGCTCGGATCTTTCAGGTTGTAGTCCGAAATAAGCGAATCACTGTCTGTTGCTGAAGCGAGAGCGTCTTGTGTTCTCTTGAATGTAGATTCAAGCTGAGACGTTTGATTAGCCTCAGATTTCTCAAGATCTGCCTTGGTTGCAAAAGTAGTCAGTGCCTTTGAGTGGCTGTCGATTGTTGCTTGTGCTTCAGATAGTTTCTGTGCCGTGTCAGCAATCGCTTTACCATTGGCACCCACTTGCTGTTCTGTAGAATCGAGGCGTTTCTCAGTACCTGATACCTTAGATTCAAGTACTCCTGTACGTTCAGCAGTTGCTTCGTTCTCTTTGGTGACTACTTTGAAAAGATCCAAAGCAGTTGCAGTCGAGTCATTTGCTGAAGCAATGGAGTCTGCATCTTCGATGATGATGTAGTTAAGCTGAGAAATACCAGTTTGGACGGTGTAGTTACCAATGAACATAGGTGTCATGTACTCTGCCTGAGCAGCAAAAGTACGAGGATTCTCCAATGTACCTAGGCCAGTAGCAGCACCAGCAGACTTACCCTTCAAATACAAGACAACTTCTTGCCATTCTCCCAGAGCTGGACGTACTGCAGATTGCAGATAGTTCGATGAACCCATGTCATTAGCAAGATTGTTCGTTGTGGTTACGTACTTAGTCTGATCTGCGTTTTTACATGCAACACCCAAGTAAAGAACGCCCGACTCTCCAGCTACACGGCGGTAGCGAGCACGAACTCGATACAACTTGGTTGGGTCAATTTTGATGAACTCATTCCAGTGGACCCAGGCTTCATCATTTCCTGCATTATTCCCGAGCTGTAAGATATAACCGCCCAGAGCAGTTGGATCTTCAATTAATGAAGCCTCACCAGTAGTTCGCCAACGAGTCCAATCATTGATGCCATTAGCAGAAACAACAGCACGGACACCCACAGTTGACTGTGATCGTGCCTTTAAGCTTGTCAGGTTTTGAGCCAAGGACTCAGCAGCAGATACAGCAGTATTCGCCGTTTCTTGAGCTGTAGCGGTGTTCTTGACGTTCTTGGCCAAGTCATCACTTAAACCAGTAAACTGGCCTGAGAGCTGCTCTACCTTTTCAGAAACGATTTTAACCTTCCCGTCGATGAGACCAGTCTGAGTCTGAACTTCCTTAATAACTTCTGACTTGGTATTGGCCAAATCAGTGGTGAACTGTGACTGTAGTTTTTGAGCAGTTGAAGTGATGTTCTGGTTTGCATCAGAAACAGATTTAGTGACCTCAGCAAACTTACCGTCAACAATGACCTTGTTATCTTCATAAGCCGCACTCAAAACCTCTAAGTTTTCAGCAGTGGCTTTTTGAGCGTCTGAAATAGTGTTCGCATAATTGATTAATTCAGACTTGGTCTTACTGATAGCTTCATCGGTTTCTTTATTCCGGTTGGTAAAGTCAGTCCGTAAAGTGTCCAACTTCTCAAGCGTTACTGAATTAGCATCAGCAATTGCCTTAATTTGCTGAGCGACAGTGCCTTTATTACTGTCATATTCCACTCGGAACGCGTTCACTGCATCTAACGTTGCAGCATTGTCTGACACAGCCTGCTTAGCTGTGCTCATTGCTGCAGATACCGCAATATCATTGGATAACTTATAGGCTTCAAGGCTTTCTACAGTTTTAGAGGTCTTGTCCTCGATGGCTGTAAAACGCTTGGTGTAGCCTTCATCCAAACTCTTGATAGTCTGGTCTACCGAAGTCAGCAACTCCTTCGCTTTGGCTTCAATGGCTGCAGAACTCGCATCAATGGCAGCAGAGATCTCAGAAGCACGTTTAGATGCTTCTTCAGCAATGGCTTGAGTTCGGTTATAGGCTTCATTTGCAATTTGCTCGGCACGAATCTTTGCCTCACTTGCAATAGAGTCCACTCGTTCCTTGGCTTCCCTATCAATGGTATTGGCAAGATTCCGAATTTCCTCAATACGGCGATTCGCTTCTGCAAGAATCTCTTGAGCACGTTGCTGACGTTCTGCCAAAATCTGGGCAGCATAATCATTGAGTTCGCCACGCAATGCATCGTCTAAGAACTCAGAGCCAATCTTGCCAAGCATCTCATCCAGAATCTTGTCGATGTCCGAGTTTTCTAATGCTTGGTTTGCGTTGTCTACCGCTTCCTGTACAGATTCCTCGGTAGACTTGATGTAGTCATCGAGCTGCTTCTGTGCATCTTTTAAGTATTGACCAATAGCGAGTTGCCATTCTTGGGCGGCTGAAAGAATGGACCAGTTGAAGTGAACTTCATCCGAGTCAAAGGTCCAATCTTGTGAGTCGAATGTGTGGTCGTCTAACGCTTGATCATGCTGATCAATGCGTTGGTTTACTGCGGAGTAATAAAGGTCGCTTTGCTCCTTGTTTTGCTGAATTGTGTTGTGGATGCGCTCGTCGTTTAACTCTCGAGCTTGGCGCTCTTCGTTAAACTCGTCGCGCATTTTTGTGAACAAATCAAGTTGTTCACCGTGATGGTCCTCGATCAGGCCAATCGTGTAGGCGTGATCTTTTGTATGTTGTGATCGCAAATCGGCTACATCATCAGAGACACCTTGAACAAGTTTTGCTCGAACGGTTGTCTCATTTGTGATGGATTGGCCTTGTGATTGAACAACAGATTGCAAACCTTCGAGATTCGTACTTAAATTAGCATCCACACCTGTTAGGCGGGATTCAATGGAACGAATCTGGTCGGCAAGTGCTTTTACCGTTTCAGCTAAATCTTGTACGTACGTAGGTACGTACGCATCTGATTTATCTGCGCTTACGGATGAATTCCCTTCCATTGGGTATACCTCCTTTCGTTAAAGCCAGAATTCTAATATGGCCGAAAGTTGGTTACATAATTCGGGGTCTCCGTCCCCTCAAGCGGTTTTACAAAGGAACTGACATGAACAAACAATTCGCTGAATACGTTGACCACATGGGTAATGATAATTCTGTGGTGACGGCTGCTCGCGTCTCGTTCGACAAAGTAGCCGAGCTGTTTTCTGATGCGGAAAATGAATCACTGATACGTTATCTAGCCCGTGGTCGTAGTTCGAAAGACTACAAACATTTGGTGTCTACTATTGCGGCTGGTGTAGGTTCAATCGAAGAAGCTGAGAATATTCTTGGCCAGATCTCTGCAACTGCTACACACTGGACACCATTTGCTCACACTGCAATTACCCTACGCATGAAAGCACCTGTACCAATCCGTACACAGTGCTTTAAGCATAAACAAGGAATGGTGGAGAACGAGGAGTCTCGTCGCTACATTACATCACGTCCCGAGTTATACATTCCTGAAGATTTCCGAAAGAAACCAGAAGGTTCAATTAAACAAGGTTCAAGCGGTGTGCATCCAAACTCTGACAAATGGTTAGAGATCTACAAGGTCCGTTGTGAGAATGCAATCAACGAATATGAGCGTATGGTTGCTGACGGCGTATGTCCTGAACAGGCCCGTTTCATCTTACCGCAAGGTGTCATGGTGAACTGGATCTGGACGGGTAACCTTTATGCGTTTGCAAATTTCTTCAACAAACGCAGCGACTCCCACGCACAAAAGGAAATCCGTGACCTTGCTCACTTAGTTCAAGACATCGTACAGCCTTTGTACCCTGTTTCTTGGCAAGCTTTAACTTTTAATTAATTGATACGCACGTACGTACGTGCGTAGAAAGGTGTAACTATGGCTGAATATTTATCTCAAATTGAGACTCCCACTGAGAGTCAGGTGGAATACTATCCCCAGGCTACTCAGGCTGCCATTAAACAAATGGCAATCTATTGGCCCGCAGAAGAACTCGGTGTTGAAGAAGATGAAGTCGATTTCCGTATAGGACTCACTGAAGGAGAACGCTTCGCAGTTCTCGCTTTACAACGTTATCTCTCAAAAATCGAACGTGTTATTGGAGGTGACGACTTCTGGGGTGGACGAATCGGACGTATGTTCCCACGTCCTGAAATTATCCGTGCTTCGTCTGTATTTAACATGATGGAGAATAACTCTCACGCTCCATTTTATCGAATTGGTAATGAGGTCATCGGTGTAGCAACGGACGAGTTCTACGAGGAAATCAAGAACATCCCTATTTTTAACGACCACATTAAGTATCTCGTTAAGAAGTCCAAATCTAAAGACAAGCTTGAAGCTACAGCAGCTCTCACTTTCCTAGAAGGTGTCACCCTTTACGAAGCATTCGCTTTCTTTAAATCATTTGGCGTTCGTGGCCATAACAAAATTAGCCACTTCATTGCTGGTATTGATGGCTCGGCTAAAGATGAAAACTTTCACTGTATGTTCAGTGCTTGGCTTGTAAACCAGTGTATTAGTGAACGTATGCAATTAGGCAACATGACTGAGGCCGATCTTGCACGTTTCCATAAATTGCTGCGCCGTATGGCTCGTAAAGTTTACAAGCACTGCTTGGGCATTATTGATTACATCTTCTCGCACAAGCCTGAGACCATTACGACCATTACTAAGCATGAAATGCGTCACTTCGTACGTGACCGTGTGAACTCTGTGCTTGGCTATTTTGGTTTACCTCCAATGTTCCAGAGCAAAACTGGTGTTGTCACTGCATGGTTCTATGACCAGCTCAATGCATACAAGTTCCAAGACTTCTTCGCTACGACTCAATTGCAGTATCGCCGCAATTGGAAGAAGCATTTGCTCGTTTTCAATATGGACATTGTTGATGAATTTAAGGAGTACTACGCACATGTTTAATGCTGTAGGAGCTGCTACCGACAGAGCCAAAATTTTGGCAGAAGCGTTGAGTGCAGAGCGTAAAGACCTGCAAAAGAAAGGATTACTTCCTGAGTGGTACACCACGGCAGGCTGGAAAATGTTTAAGGCCAAATATGGTTTACCTTCTGAGGGAAATCATTTACGTGGCCGTCATGAAACCATCGCCAAAACATTAGCCCGTCATTTGCCTCAGCAATATCAGGCAGAGTTTGAGGAACGATTCTTTAATGACCTTTGGGACAATATCCTCTCCCCTTCATCACCGGCTTTAGCTAATACCGGTACTGATCGTGGAATGGTTGTCGCTTGTTCCGGCCAAAAAATCGGTAACTCGGTTTTTGACTTCTATGAAGGATTGAAGGAGACGGCGCTACTTTCAAAGAATGCTTTTGGAACATCTGGTGACTTCTCATCTGTTCAACCACGTGGCTCACAATTTGGCGGCAATGGAAAAGCCAATGGCGCTCGTGAAGTTATTGATGACTTCTTCACGGCGGCATCAAAGATTAGTCAAGGAGGAAATCGCCGTGGAAGCTTTGCTGCTTATCTCGACATTGAACACGATGATTTCTATGAGTGTTTGGACAGCTTACGAACTCATAGCAATGGTAAGAATTATGGTTGGGTTGTACGTGACTCATTCATCAAGCGACTAATTGCCAATGACCCAGAAGCACACAAGCGATGGACTGATGCTCTCCATGTGAAGCTGCTTACAGGTAAAGGTTATTTATTCTTCCCGGATAAAGCCAATCGCCATCGTCCTCAGATGTATAAAGATCTTGGCCTAGATATTGTGGCCACCAATCTTTGTACTGAGATCATGCTTCACAGTTCAGAACTGCTTACTTACTCATGCATTCTGGCATCAATTAACTTAAAACACTGGGATGTAATTCCTGAGCGTCAGTCAGTATTTACAGCAACAGTTTTCCTTGACTGTTTGTGTTCTGAGTTCATTGAGAAGTCCGAAGGCAAGCGTGGCCTTGAGAAAGTTCGTGAGTTCACGATTAAAGGCCGTGCGATTGGTTTGGGTGTTCTTGGCTTTGCAACTTACTTGCAGGAAAAGCGTATTCCGTACGAAAGCCTAGACGCTTACTTCCTCAATAAAAGAATTTTCCGCCACATTCATGACGAGTCACTCCGTGCCTCTAAATGGTTGGCCGAAATCTTGGGTGAGCCTGAATGGTGTAAGGGTTACGGTGTTCGTAACACACATCGAACAGCAGTTGCCCCTACCAAATCCACCTCGATACTTATGGGCGGTGTTGAAGAATCTGTCTTCCCTTCACCAGCTATGGTTTATGAAGCTTCGTCTTCAGTAGGTGGTTTACCTCGTATCAATGCTGTTCTGTATGAATTAATGAAGGATCGTGGTGTTTATACCCCTGAAACACTACGAGACATCATTGAACATGCAGGCTCAGTGCAGCACGTAGATTGGTTAGACGATCATGAGAAAGCAGTCTTTAAGACTGGTTTTGAGATGGACCAAGAAGTGATCTATCGCTATGCACGTGAACGTCAACCATATTTATGCCAAGGACAATCACTTAACTTCTACTTCGCAGATGAAGGTTCTGAAACAAAGATTGCAAATCTAATGACCCGAGTCACTTTAGATCCGGATATTTTGTCTCAGTACTACATCTATTCGAAGTCTGGAGTCGTTGTAAAAGACGAATGTTTAGCCTGTGCTGCTTAATCATGCGTACGCACGCACGTAAGTACGTATATAATATTTAACATTATGCTCGCTGCCCTCCGGGCAGTTGAGCGATCTCTCGAAAAGAAAGGAAAAAATTATGTGTATTCTTTGCATCCTTCGAGCTGAAGCTGAACAAAACCAAGCTCAATCACAAAGTTTAGAACAAGCTGCTCAGGAAGCCGCAGCTTCTATCGCAACTAAATTGTTTGGTGAAGATGTAGTTAAAGCTGCTATGAGCAATGAAGCAGATACAGAACTTTCAAAAGAAGAAGCTGAAGCTGCTGAAAGATTAGCGAATGAGTTAGCTGACGCAATCTTCGGTAAGACTGAACCACAAGAAGATGAGGAACCAGATACATTACCTTCTGACTTAGCTGAAACTCTTGCTGATCGATTATTTAGTGCTTTGTTTGGTGAGGAAGCCTTGGCAGAAGTTAAAGCCCATCCGCAGGTCCAAGCTGCTATTGCTGAACGCCGTGCTGCAGATAAAGCCGAACAGGATAATGTTATTAAGTTCCCGCGCACAGGCTCAACAATGCCTACAACTGCTCAGGATTTTCTGAAGCGTGCTCAAAACCACATGGAAGATCGCGCAGTTACTTATGACAGTCCAGAAGGTGAACGATCAATGGAAAAGACCGTTCAAATCTTCAATGCCCTTCGTGAACGTGACTTAACCGAAACCGAAGGTTGGTTATTCATGTCCATCCTAAAAATGGTGCGTGCGAATCAAGGTGAGTTCAAGTCTGACAACTATGAAGACTTAGTTGCCTATGCAGCACTTATGGGTGAGTCAGAGGTTAAGGCTCAAGCGTAAGGGAATGTTGTAATGCGGAAGTACACCAACCAAGGAAATATTGCCCTCGCCCTTGCGGTATTCCTAGCGCAAGACAGCTATGACCATGAAGAAGACGTTATATCTGCGACAACGCTGTTGAAGCCTATCCGCCAAACAGTGCTTGCCAAACGAGTACCTGCTGAGGATCGGTTGGTGGACATCGCAGGGTTAGTATCTTCAAGAATTGGTACAGCTATTCATGATGGTATCGAACGCTCTTGGAAATCTGAACAATTACCCGAATTACTTTCAGCTCTTGGTTATCCCTCCCGTGTGGCCAAGCGGGTGAAAGTAAACCCTAGCAAGGAAGATTTAGATGCAGGGTGCATCCCTGTTTACATGGAAGTTCGTTCTTATCGTGAGATCGAAGGGGTAAAGATTTCAGGAAAATTCGACTTCATTGGCGAAGGAATGGTGCAGGATTTTAAGAGCACCTCAGTCTTTACCTACATGAACCAAACCAATAGAAAAAAGTATCCATTACAAGGATCTATCTACCGTTGGCTTAACCCTGAACTAATCACAGATGACTCAATGATGATTCATTACATCTTCACTGATTGGTCAGGTGCTAAAGCCAAGTCTGAAAAGGACTATCCGCCGTCGCGGCTTCTCTCCCAACGGTTCAACCTGTTAAGTCTTCACGAGACTGAGCTGTTTGTCCGTAACCGTGTACGGCTTCTCAAAAAGTACCAGGATGCCCCAGAGAGTGAACTTCCTGAATGTACGGATGAGGAACTGTGGCGTAAGCCAACAGTTTGGAAGTACTACAAGGATAAGAACAAGACTGACGGACGTTCAACGAAGAACTTTGATAACAAACATGATGCATTCGCAAGGTTTGTGGATGATGGCTCCTCCGGAGCCGTTCGTGAGATCAAAGGACAAGTTGTCGCTTGTAAGTATTGCGATGCCTTCCCTGTATGTACCCAAAAGGATCGTCTGATTGCAGATGGTAGTCTCGTAATTTAAAGGAAAGAAAACCAATGGCACTTGATTATTCTAACCTTACATTCCACCCTACCAGCGAAAAGCTGGTAGACATCTTGTGTACCAAAACACAAAACAATGATCCGATGTTTTTCCGAGTACTGCTTTGCTATTACTGGGGTGTAGTTGCATCTCAGATGCGTGCAAGTATTGTAGGTTGGACAAACAAAGGATCTATTCCAATCAATATTTATGCCTTGAACCTGAGTCCTTCAGGTACGGGTAAAGGTTATTCCACTTCACTAATTGAAGGTGAAATCCTCAAACAGTTTAAGGAAACTTTCCTTGAGCACACTTTTCCAGTTCTAGCAGATCAAAACTTAGAAGCTCTGGCAGCCAAGCGTGCCATTCGTAAAGGCACAGACCCAAATGATGAACGCGTTGCACTTGAAAAAGAGTTCAACATGCTAGGTTCCCTCCTATTCTCATTTGACTCTGCCACTACACCTGCTGTTAAGCAGATGCGTCAAAAGCTCCTAATGGGTAATGCAGGTTCAGTGAATCTGCAAATTGACGAGATCGGCGCGAACTTGATTGGACAAACTGAGGTACTTAACACCTTCTTGGAGTTGTACGACAAAGGTTTGGTTAAGGACAAGCTAGTTAAGTCTACAAGTGAGAATGTTCGATTTGAACGTATTGACGGGGCTACTCCTACCAACATGCTGCTTTTTGGTACTCCATCTAAATTATTAGACGGCGGAGTAACTGAACAGCATTTGATGGAAATGCTTGAAATGGGCTATGCCCGCCGTTGCCTGTTCGGAATGATCCGTCATACCCATAAAGCCGAAGGTATGAGTGCTGAGGACATTCTTGAGCAAATGTTCAATGCAGAACATGACGCTTTCTTGGAAGATCTGGCAAATCACTTTGCAACATTGGCTGAGTTAGTCAACGTTAATAAGGACATCTTTATTCCGCGTGAGGTCTGCCTCACTTTGTTGGAATACAAGCTGTATTGCGAAGAACGTGGACGTACATTCAACGAACACGAAGCCATTAAAAAATCTGAAATGGATCATCGCTATTTCAAAGCCCTCAAGCTCGCAGGTGCTTATGCATTCATTGATGGTTCACCAGAAATCACCAATGAGCATATTGAATATGCTGTAGCCATGACAGAAGCATCAGGTAAAGCAGTTGATGATCTACTGACACCTGAACGCAATCACGTAAAGTTAGCTAAATACTTAGCTGCATCACGTACTGAATTAACATTGGCCGACCTTGACCAAGATCTACCATTCTTCAAAGGTTCACGAACCCAGAAGGATGACATGATCGCTCTAGCCATTGCATGGGGCTATAAGAATCACATCGTTATTCATAAAGCATTTAACGATGGAATTTTGTTCCTACGTGGGAAAGCCCTCCAAGAAACCAACCTTGATGAGATGATCTTAACTTATAGCGATGACATGACCACTGGCTATCAAAATGCCCTAGCGCCGTTTGATAAGTTGGATCGTCTTGTTGGGCTTGAAGGTCATCATTGGATTAACCACCACTTAATGCGCGGGGATCTTGAAGACCCTGAAACTGGTCGAGCACTTGGTTATCGTAAGGAAGATAACATCATCCCAGGCTTCAACATGCTTGTTCTTGATATTGATGGAACATGCCAGCTCTCAACGGCGAAGATGTTATTACGGGACTACAAGGCCCTGTATTACACAACCAAGTCTCACACTGAAAAGGTCAACCGTTTCCGAATCATTCTTCCTATGACTCACATACTTGAGTTAGATGCGAAGGACTATAAGGAATTTTTCAATAACGTAGTGGAGTCACTTCCATTTGATATTGATGAATCAGGAAACCATCGAGTGAAAAAATGGCTCACCAATCCGGGAGAGATTGAGTACACGGATGGACTTTTATTCGATCCCCTACCTTTCATCCCTCGTACTTCGAAGAATGAAGAACGGAAGATCAAACTTCAGGATCAACAGAACTTAGACAACTTGGAACGTTGGGTGATTAACAACATTGGTGACGGAAACCGTAATGTTCAATTACACCGTTACGCAATGATTCTAGTCGATGCGGGATACCGCTTTGATGAGATACGCCGCAAAGTTCTGGATCTCAACGCGAAATGTCAGGGACCTTTAGATGAAGGCGAACTGACAGCAACAATCTTCACAACCGTCGCTAAAGCCTTGGATGCTGCAGCTTGATGTAGCGCTCTCCGAGCGATGGAGTGATCGTAAAAATTTAGTCAGCCAATGGGAAGAAAAGAATGACTGATCAAGTAAATGACAATTTGTTTTTAGTCTGTGGTTTTCCAGCCTCAGGTAAATCAACAAGTCTACGTAATCTTGAAAATGTAATCTATTTGAACTGTGAGCCAGGCCGGAAATTACCATTTCGACCTAAGAAATTTAAGCAGTTTGTGATCACTGACCCTTACCAAGTACATGAAGCATTTGAATGGGCAGAGACTCAGCCGGATTACCACACTATTGTGGTAGATGGTTTGAACTTCCTAATGGATATGTTTGAAACCAACTATATTATTGGTGCCTCTGATACTCGTGCAGAGTGGAGTAACTACGCACAATTCTTCAAGAAATTGATGCAAACGTATGTAGCGGCTTCAACCAAAAATGTAATTTTCACTGCCCATCTTAAAAGTGAGTACAACGAGAATACTATGCTTATGGAAACTAAGGTTCCAGTTAAAGGATCCTTGGCAAACCAAGGGTTAGAAGCATACTTCTCTACAATTCTATATACGAAGAAAGTGAAACTTACAGAATTGGAGAAACAAGGCCAGTCTTCAATGCTATTGAATATTACTGATGAAGAACGAGCTTTGGGTTACAAGCATGTCTTCCAAACCAAGGTTACAGCAGATACCACACATGAACGTATGCGTGGACCTATGGGCCTTTGGGATAACAATGAATTGTTCATCGACAATGATTGTGCCTTTGTACTTGAACGACTCCGCGAATACTACGGCGAAGATGACCTCGCTGCTTAATTAATCACACAGTACGTATGTATGCTTCACAGTCCAAAAATACCAGAGTAAACTTTATTGGCTTGCGTACGTACGTACTTACGTACTCACATTTAATGAAAGGATTTTTTATATGAACGCATTAGCAGGTTTAAGTTACGACAACTCAATTGAACACGAAAAGGATGTATTAGGTGGCTTCCGTCCACTGGAATCAGGTGTCTATGAGTTCACAGTCAAGCTCGCATACTTTGAGACTTCAAAGAATGGCGCAACTGGTGTGAACTGTACCTTTGAAACAGAAGACGGTAAGACGTTTAAAGAAGTGTTCTATGCAACTAACCGTAATGGTGAGAACTTCTACATTGACAAACAATCTGGTGAAAAACGTTATCTAGCTGGTTTTATCCATGCTGACGCACTTTGCTTATTAACTGTTGGTAAACCGATTGCAGAAGTAGCAACTGAGCAACTCGTTGTGAAGTTATACAACGAAGAGGCAAAAGCTGAAGTACCTACCAAAGTAGATGCCATCACAGAAATCATGGGAGAAAAAGTTAAGTTAGGCATTCTCAAACAGCGTGTAAACAAAACCAAGTACAACGAATCTACTGGTAAACGCGAGCCTCTTAACGAGGAACGTATTGAGAACGTTACTGACAAAGTATTCCGTGCATCTGATAACAAGACGACTGCTGAAATTCGTGCCCAAGTTGAAGAAGCAGAGTTCATGAATGAATGGCTGAACCGTTGGGAAGGCAAGTTAAAAGATCGCTACAAGGAAGTTCAAGGTGGTGGAGCTGGTGCAGCACGTACAGGTGCCCCACGTGGTGCAACATCAGCTCCTCGAAAAAGCTCACTCTTTGCTTAAAACCCGATAGCTCAAGGGCACTGGATGGTGCCCTCTCCTCAACCCAATAGGACCTAAATTAATGACTCAACCAGCTCAACAATCGAATGAGATCCAATCAGCTCAGCATATGGGACAGTTAATGCTCGACTGGCTTCACAACCGTCAAGCATATCTAACCCATCTCCGTGAAATTCCAGATACGGAAAAACTTGAAGTCGTAGATGAAGATTCAGGTGAAGTACTTAATCTGGTAGGTGAACAACGTACTGCATTCTTTATGGGTGTTGCTGTGGCGCAACATGCGTTCCTAGAACTCCCATTTAAAGTCATTGATGTTCCTGACGATAGCGATGAACAAACCGCTTAAAGTTGTCGGAATGGACCCATCCCTCAGAAATTGGGGGATGTCCAAAACACTCTATGACCCAGAATCGCAGTCGCTTGAGATATTAGAATTTGGTCTCATTCAGCCTGACATACCTACCGCTAAGTCATTCAGACAAAGCGAAAAAGACATCATCGCAGCACAGCAGCTATTTACCCAAGCCTATCACTTCGCCAAAGACGCAGACATTGTATGCGTAGAAGTGCCCGTAGGAAGCCAATCATCCCGAGCAATGGTTTCTTATGCTACGTGTACCTCTGTAATTGGTTCATTGATTGCTATGGGATTTCAAGTGGTTTGCGTAACGCCAGTCGATGTCAAAAAGGTAATAGGCAATCCTCAGGCTTCTAAGCACGAGGTCATAGAGTGGGTAAGGAAGTTGCACCCATTGGCTCCATTCCCGACCTATAAGAAGGGTGGCCAAGTTCTAATATCTGAAGCGAAAGCTGAACATCTTTGCGACAGCGTAGTTGCTATCTATGCGGGGATGAAGAAGAAACGATTCCTCCAATTAGTCACTGGTTCTTATCCCCCTGTCGCAGCTTAATTCGAACAAACTCAAGCAGAGGATTATTAAATGAATATTTCTATCCAAGCCACAGTTTCTTTAACACAAGCTGAAATCAAAGAAGCAATTGCTCAATATGTCGCAAATAACGGTTTAGATTTGGAGGGTAAGGAAGTTGATTATTCAACTGATTTACCAGAGTCAGTTATGTTAGTAATTGACGGCACGGATGCGCCTCAAATTGTTGAACCAAAAGCTAAATCAAAAGCAAAGGTACAAGCAAAACCAGAAGCTAAAGTAGAAGTGAAGAACGAAGCTCCCAAGGAAGAACCTCAACCAGTTCCTGAATACAAGAAAGGACCGAGTGAGGAGGAAAAAGCTGCCGCTAGTGCTGAAGTCAAAGCTGCCATTGAGCAGACTCAAAAATTACTTGAGTCTGCGCCAGATCCAAAGAAAACACCTGTGGCTAATCCGTTTGCACAGCTCGGCAATGCAGGTGCGGATACTGACGAGTTAGAGCCTGATAACGATGACAGCGATATAGATGATCAGCCATTTGGCCAAGACGTTTTAGATGAGGAGGGCACAACACAAGTTAAACCAACCAAAGCAGAAAACCTTTTTGCTGCCGAACCGAAGATTGATGCAGAACCAAAACCTCGAAGAGCAGCAGCTACCAAACTCTTTGGATAACAACTCATGAGAGACTTTCTAGGTCTCTTATTCTTAGTGGCAGTCGTAGTAACGATTTACTGTTTTTGGTTAGCACTAAAGGAGTTACTGATAGCTCTGATAGTGCTAGGCATTACAGTACTTCTTTACTATGCGGCTACTTCAGGAAAAGAGTCCAAAAAGAAAAAGCCCTGAGTCATTCAGGGCTATCAAGGGGGTAACTATCAGCGCAGCGAAATGAAATAAATCACACAAAAATATAATAAGTATTTAGAATACATCTATAGCTTAATAAATTTTTGTGATGAAGTTAATAGTTATTTGAAATTTTTTTAATCAACTAACTAACTGATCGGTTTATGGCTATTGGTACCAATTTTTTAATAGATGACTTATTGTGAACATGTATCAATAAATTAAGGAAGCAGGATGAGTAGCCGTCTTACTGAGCAGGAAGCAGTGGCTTATTTAAAGGACGCCTTTAATGAGGTAGGGTGCGAAATTGAATTGGATGATTTTGATAATTCAATTTTATTGACGATTACTGGCTGTTCTACAGTCCAGATTGACCGCAAACGATTTTCCAAACGCAAACGGTTGGAAGAAACTGTTGCTCTACTCAAAAGGAGTTTAGCTGAGAGTTAAAATAGTTTATTGGTTTCAATCCTACCCTTACGGATCCAAAAGTCTCGGTTTGCTTTGACAAACTCATCTTCGGTATACAAACGGTTCACCCACTCCGAGAAAAACACCCAATCATCTGCATCAAGTTGAGTAACAGCATTGTAAGCGGGTGGAACTTTTACAGTGATATTGGTGCCTTCAGCATCGTATCGAATATGTATGATAGGCGAAGTCTCTAAATGAGTCTTCGCACTAATCTCAACAAGAATAGAACCATCCCGTTGATTTTGAATCATCGAGAACTCAGCTTTTGGAACATTATAGTAAGCAGTTGCCAACTGCCTCGCAGCTTGTAAAACATCAAGTCTTATACTTAGCATTTGGACACCTCACAAAAGACGGATGTTAATCTTTTTTATCACGGATAGACAGTATATACCCTAACAGTGTGGTCGCAGCAGTAAATCCAAAGACTAGAAATAAACAAACGAATGCACCAGCAATTAAGGCCCCCAGAAATCCAATGAATCCTACTGGGTGCCAAATCTGATAAACAAGCCACACAGAAAATATGTAGAGTACAACAGGCATAACAATGGGACAATTACAAAAGATTGTCCCATTTTACAAGACCTTAGGTTAGTTGACTAGGTTCATAGGCGTAGATCCGCCGATTGCAGATGGCAAAGCAAAAGGACCAGCGTGGAAAACTCCAAGTCCTTTGTTCAGTAAGTTTGGATCAAGAACTGTCTCGGTATCTGTGAGTGCATTCAGCGCTAGACTCTGAGTCATCACAAATGCCGGATTACGATTCAAGATCTTGAACATCACATGTTGGAAGCGGAACAAGAACTTAGTGAACATTAACAAACCTGTGTCATTTAACCACTGTACTTGTGGCGAAGATGGGAGGTCATAGTTAATGAACATCTGCATTGCTTCATGCACTGCTTCGTCATGTGACATACCCTCACGCTTGCGTAAATGATTGTAGAGCACATAGCGAGCTGTGAAGTCAGAATACTGAGTTGCTGCCGACATAATATTATGGCCGATTGTGCCTTGCGCCATTATTGCTGTTTTACCTACGGACTTGATCCATGTAGGAACTGGATCTGTAAGAGGTTGCAGCTTCTTGCCGATTAGGCTCTTATAACCATAATCATCCTGTGTTGCCTCAATATCATCTACGATTGACGGCATGGTTCCCGCCTCAATAAACTCACGCAAAGGATTACGAGCCAAAGAATCCTGTAACTGTGCATAGCGGTGTTCAAGTTCTGTCTGATTACCAATACCAGAACGGAGTTTGAACTCTATATCCATGAGTTCATTCACACTCTCACGATAAGCTTTGCCAGCACGGAACGCTATCAAAGTGTCTCGAACAATAGACGTCGGAGGTACTCCCCACGCAAAAAGTGACACAAGGTTAGCTTTAATGTTTTGCAGAAGGACACTACCTGTACGTATCACAATAATATCCTTCGCTAAGCTGACTGCCTCTGAAGCGCCTGCACCAAATCTATATGCAGCTAATTGCGCCTTCTTCCCAAACATTCCCTCCATAATCGTAGCGTAGACTTTCTCGATAGCGTTACGCTCCTCTTTTGCCTTATTCCACAAATTACCCAGCGCAATTTTCTTATAGCCAAACACTGTTGAGATCAAATCGTTTCGTACGTACATCGGCTTATCCTTGCCCCATACATCAGCCATGTACTTACGTGTGTCATAAGGCAATAAGCGCCATAATTCCCGAGCACCCGGATCACTTACATTTGGTCCAATTGCCACATAAGCATGTGGGTTCTTGCTGTAATTCAACGAGAAATCAGTACGTAATGCGTCGATCGTGCGTTTGTTCTGGTCAGGTGAGTGCATCTTATCAAATGACTTCCCTGCGAATTCTCCGAGAAGGTCACCAACTGAATGATTACGTTCTAGCAAGTTATCCCGGGTATTCGCATTCATCCGATACGAGTAATTCATGACGTTACCTTCAGTATCAAAATTAGCGAATAGCTGTGTACTAAAGTCTTTACGAGGGTCATATTGGTCTGGATCAATACGTTCATTCTTGCGGATCAGGTCCTCAAGATTAGCCTTGATTGTTCCAGTAAAGTCACCCGTAGCACCATCAGAAATAGTCATACCTTTGGTATGTGTATCTGTGAGACTTAATACACCAGACACACGCCGTTGATTCCCGCCATTACTCATCCGGTAAATTGCATATTTACCTTGGTTTAAGTCTGCGGCATCTGTCTTAACCTCTGCCACCATTTTCCAACCTTTTGCTTCAAGCTCTTGCTTCGCATTCACTGACTCAACACGAACCTGAACATAAGGATTAGTGATCTCAGGCATCCAACCTTTAATAGCGGATAACGGGTTTTCAGCAAACAGAACATCTACTGAGGTTCGATGTAATTCCCTATGAGTTTTGAGCAGCGTTTCGATACCATTATCTTTAGTATCAGTCCTACGGATTTCGTTGGTCATCACACCCAGTAATTCCTTACGATTGGTGTGGTCCATGTATTCAAACGCATAGAGAGTTGAGAGCTGGTCAATCTTTTTAACAAGCTCTGGATCAGGTGCTTTTTGTTCGCCCTTAAAGGTTGGCGAACCAACACCCTGAACAATGGCTAAGGCATTTGGAACCAAACCAGGTGTAGGATTCCCCGTTTGCGTAAACAAACCTAGTTGTTTAGCACGGATAATCATACGGCTGCGATAATCTGGATGAACCTTGATTTCATTAACGAGCTTATCAATTGCGGCTTTGCGTACCTTATCCTGACCGATCATGTCTCGGATTTGAGCTGCAGTGAAATCACTTATAAGGACATGAGCACCTGAACGTAATAAACCATATGCAATGCCCTTATGCTGGCCCGCAGTCAGTTTAGTTGCAAAGGCTCGTTCAACCGTATGCTTCACAACGGTTTTGTGTTGGGTACGTGCTTTCTCAATTTCCTTGGTACCACGAAGGAGTTTATGCACCACTTTGGTAAAGCCTTCTGCACCTTCGAATTCTCGAAGGGTTTCAGCAATGACACCGTAGCGAGTATTTGGCTTCTCGTAGTTACGCATGTCCTTGTAGAATTGAGGTAAATCACCTAATTTCTTGGACGTAGCAACACGGGCAGCCTTACCAATCGTACTCAAAACACGATTATTACTGTTACGAAGACGTTCAGAGTTACCAAGCTTCTCAAGAACTTTACCCTGAACAGTACCTAATTTACGGAGATGTGTTAGTACTCTAAGGTAGTATTTCTCAAGTTTTTGGACGGCTTGATAACGGTAAGCCTTATCAATTTGAGCAATACGTTCAATGAGGCCTTCAACTTTTTCATGTAACTTATCTGTGGGTTTTACACCTGCCAGTAAGTTCATTGTCCAAGCAATCACAAAGTCAACCGCATCCAAAATTTTGCCAAGTAGCGTTTTCTCTTCTTTTGGCTTAGCCGGAACAGAGAAATCCAACATTTTGTAGAAAGCTTCGCTGCCTAAGGCTAAACCAGCAAAGCGGGAAATCATTGAGTTCTTGCCCTGAGAGTTGTCAGGTTTGAACAGGTAATCATACTTAGCTTGGGCAAGGGCCTTATCTTGAGCTGTGGCCATAGACCAGTCGCCGTCAAAGAATGATTGAGGTGACAGGTTCTTACGTGCCTCATCATGAACAGCAGTGAACACTTTATAGATGTTCGTACCTGCCCCATTATCCAATGCAGCTTCGACAGTCACTTCGATAGCCTCAGCTAAATATGCTTCTCGGTCAGATAGACTAAAGCCTGCATCTCTGGCAGCAACACTATGCAATGCTTGCTGATTGAGATCTTCAACCAGACTTTGACGATCTTTTCGAGCGAGAACGGTATCAACCACATTCTCAATCAATTGACGACCGCGCTCATTGTACTCGTGAGAAGTAGCACCTCCGTCTAATGCATCAAACAGATCGCGTGTACCCAAATTGCGTACATGTTTTTGGGCATTGATACGTGCCTGAATCATTGGGCTAAGTTGCTTTTTGAGCTGTGGATCTAGCGAGTCCTTCATCTGGTGAAGCTCTTGAGCAATTATGCCCACATCCAAAACTAATGCTTCATAAGCAGGAATATTCCTACGCTGTGCGGAGCGATGTGCAGTACCGAAAACCAGATCCAAAGCATTGCCCACAAAGTCCTTGAACATTGAGGTGATGCTTCGTTTTCCACGTGAAACAGGTGTTTTCATGAGGAAATTCTGGAACTCACGGTTGGTCATACCCCAAGAGATCAACTCGTCCACGTCTGTTACAGCATTCTTGAAACGATCACGTTGGGCATCGTTCATTGCCTCCATTACATCTTTGCGGAGCATTTCCAGACGTTTCACTGCTGCCTGCATCTCAGGAGTGCCTTTATCGTCTGCCACCATGTCAGTAGCACGGCGTAAACCAGCATGTAGTAATTCATGCAGCAATGTCTCAGGTGTTACCTTGTGGTTTACCGACTGGGTATCAAGAACATTGATCTGGTTGGTATTCGGGTCAAACCATGCCACAGCACCACGTTCAATCATGTCCTTAGCATCTGCAACATGCTTTGGAATGTTTTTGTCGTTGAAGTAGTTCACAGTCAAACCTTCTGGTAGTAATGGCCCCAGAATGTCTAATAACTGCTTGCCTGCTAATGATTTTACTTGCCCTTTCAAATGGCCAACGAGCTGACCAGCTCTAAATGGCTTGTCTTTTTTGCCTTCCAGAAAACTTACTGTTTCCGACTTTGGAGCAGTCTGTCCAACATCCTCACGAACAACTTGAGTACCTGTATCTACGATTTTGCTTAAACCATTGGCCACAGCATGCATACGTTGGTATGCCTTACCACCTTTGGCAATATCAGCTTCCAGATCCCTACGGGATTTCTCACGTAACTTGGCATCCTCAGGAGTTAAAACATACTCACCACCTGCTGCCCCGTAGTGATGAATCGCATAGTACCCATCTAGGGTGTCCAGCTTTCTCATCTCCATGCCGTACCGATCAAGGGTCAAGTCATGAATCATCTGTGAGAGGTCTGGTCGATCGCTTAATGGGAGGTCCTTATAGAACTTGCTTTGTAGCTGTTGCAGACGTTCAAGGATTCTCTTGTTAGCTTCGTCACTGAGTTTCACTTCCCCACGGGTCCAGAAGTCTAGGCTACGCATCATGGCATTTAGTTTCTCAACCTGCATGTGATAGGTTGCTGCCACTTCATGCATGGTCTTGTTCTGGAATTTCCCCATTTCTGCTGCACGGTCCGGATTTGCATAGTTGGAGTCATGCATGTCCTCAGTTGGGAAATCCAATCCTAGTGTCTCTGCAGCAATGCGAGCATCCGTACTAAGGACCGGAATAACTGCGCCACGTACACCCGGATCGCCATCGACAGGAGCACGGGTACCCAACTGAGAAGTCATCTTCTTGTTGGTGCTCATGCCTTGGATTTGCACTTTGTGGGCAGAATCACTCAAGAAACGCTCTGACTGTGTTGCCATCATTAAACCAGTACCCAAGTGGTCTTTTGATACGGTAGACAAAGATGAGGCTACAACAGGACGAACCGTAAATAGTTTCTTCTCGATTTCCTTCATCACACTTGGAGGTAAACCTTCAAGCGGGATTTTCTCCCCAGTCTGTTTATCAATACGGAAAGCAACTTTAGGCCCATCAGAATCAGGATCTAAAGCTTTGGCCATAGCTTCCTGAATTAATTGTTCTTTGGCTTCCTTGTAGATGTTGTAAGACACGTCAATCATGGCGACATCGACATTACGAATTTGTAGGTAATCTCGATATGCATCATCAAGTGCAAGCTCATGAATCTTACCGTGGACGTTGTAGGCCACAGTTTGCAATGCCTGCTCAACATCAGAAGGCAAGACCTTGTTCAACAGATTGGTTGATGGGTCTAGGAAGTTATCAGGTAGATAATCCACTGGCTTATTACCTAAGCGCGACTTGTTATAGCGAGAAATCGCAGCAAACCAGATCTGATTATCCTTCTTGGTTTCAGGCTTACGCATTTCTGCATATGTGGCCAAGAAGTCCCGTAATTCCATATTGGCAAATGAAATCGGGTTATCCGGATTATTCATGTTGTACTCGGCCTCCATTTTAGGTCCGAAGTACTCCACTGCTGTTACAGGTTTCCCGTTTTCATCCTGATACTTGGTGTTCATGTAAGTATCGGGCTTCGCTGGTACAAGGAAGTTGTTGTAGTACTGCAACATGTAGTTCATGTCTAAAGTACGTGCATGGGCCTCCTCGATGGCTGCCGCAGGATTAATACGGTATTTTTTCTGTAAGTCTCGCATGATCGAGTAGATCTTGCTGATGGACTGGTCTGCAACGTTGGCCTTGATTGCTCCTGCACTAGAGCCATAAATCGTAGGTGTTGCGGATGCTTTACCCTTATTACGGTCCGTGAAGTCCTTGAATAGATTGTTCATGCTTCGGAACAATTCACCGAGCACTTCATTGGTAAACGGATGGCTCATCAAGCCCGACTTGCCGGAGAAGACTTGAACCCAACGTTTATTCTGGAAGTCATTCACAGTGTGGTAGATGTCCCCCACCCCTGCTGCGTTCACATCAAAAATATCGTTAAGTCCGAGATCTTCGTGACCTTGCTTGGTAATGAAGCCAAAACCATGAGCCATGTCATTCGTACCCGTTGATGCATCGACAGTTGCTGTCATCAAGTGGGAAATGGCAGAACCACTGGTTACACCATCTGAACCTGCACGCATGTATGAAGTAAATTTTTCCTGTTTACCTTCAATGGCCGAGTACAATTCACTCAATGCAATCAGTGAGTTAAATTCCATGAAGCCACCACCCATCTGATCAAGTACTGGCTTGATTTGGCGGAAGACTTCCTTAGGTACTGGTTGCCCATCTGCGGCAAGCTTACGGAGCTGAGTCGTTGCAGTAATTGCTTTTTGAACCTCAGGTGATTCAATCCATTCAATGAATACTGGTAAAAATTCTTCAGGCTTCACCTTATCAAAGGACTTCTTACGATATTCGCCTGGTAATTCCAGTTTCATATCTTCAGCACCTTCAGCTACGGCACGTAAGAAATTACCGAGTGAAGTGAGATTGCCGTTCTTGTCAAAAGATGCCTCAAGCAAGGAACCCTTAGGAGTCTCAATTTCCATCTTGAACCCTGCAGGTGTAGCAAGAGCACGATGTACCGTATTGGATTGGGTGTTCATCATGTTATTGGTCACACCCATACGTTGAGGTTGCCATACCTCAAACTCAGTGTAGAACGGTTGATACTCATTACCTTTACGTTCCAGATATTCACCAGTGAATTCAAGGGCAAGTTCTAAGTTGCGTAAAACGTTCTGGCGTTTTGCCGCAACACTCTCGCGCTCTTTGATGTGGAAATTACGTGCTAACCAGTCTTTGTCCGTACGGAGGTCAAATAGGTGGAGCATCTCTTCACGATGATTTTTGTAGAGATGAGCGACAGGATCTAGGGTCTCAACACGAACACGCTGTTCATGTTGTTGGGCTTTCTTGAGCAGCTCTCGTTGATGTGACGGTATGCCCTGATCAGTATTCTTGATCCGGTTTTGTACCAAGTCCTTTGGCTTCTCAACTGATGGAGGTCGGTTGTAACGCTCTACCCGGAACAGGTCTGATAGAAAACCTTTAGTTTCCTTGGCACTGTCCATGATTCTTTTAACCACTTCAGGTACGGCATCGCCTTTACGAACCAATGAAACGAACTTCTGGTTTACTTTTTTCGAGTTCTCAAACTGTTGTACCGCCTTGATCTGTTTCTCAGTCCATGCAGCACGATTTGCTGGAAGCTTCAAACCAAGCTGGTTGTTAAGGAACTCGGTATATCTTCCCTCACCTAGTTGACGTGCAAAGTCAGCCATTTGAGCGTTAGTGTATTCCTGAACCTTGAGAACACCTTGATGTTCTAAGGCATGGATGATGTAACCACCCATAGCTGTTTCAAGTTTTGACTTACGGCTTGGGTCAATATCCAGTTTATCGTCTAATCGCAGATTCAATGCCTGCATAGCTTTAGAGCCAATCTCGGAAGCCATCGCCGTGAAGGAGTTCGACAAACGGAACTCTTTTTGAATATCCGGAGATGCAGTCATGTTCTCCACGTTATTGAAGTGGAAAATGTTTTCAAGGATGCGGTCATCAGTAGCCCAAGGCTGATTACCGTTTTCAGCAATCCAAGTAAACGCACTGTGTGCCATAGCTGTCATCACGTTCTCGTCAAACGTAGCTTTCCCGTCTTCGGTTGGCTGTGCGAGATATTGCATGTAATCCGAGTGATGGTATTCAGCATTCGGGTAGTACAAGAATGCCTTGTCGAACAGCTCCTTAAACTTGTCCGTGTACTTGGAAAAATTAACGAAGTGCTCTAATTGCTTATCACTAATTTCCTTCTTGTAAAACTGCTGTAAAACCTCACGCGGATTTTCTGCAGACTTCACATGACTAATGAAATCCTGAACCTCAGTTAATGGATTGAGATGACCTTCACCCGATTTCTGTACGAAGGAAGCACGTACCAAATTACGTTCTGTGAATGGCTTCTGGTTTTCAGCGACACGATCTTCATGTTTCACTTGGTCCAATAAACGGATACGGCCCTTTCCTTTAGTGTCGCTAGATTCGCTCTGTTTTGCGTTTTCAGGCGTTTTTCCATCTAAGGTGTGTGATTCATCATGTTTGGTATTTTGTGCGCCTTGTGGCTCATTCTGTGCGATTTTACCGCTATGTTTGTCCTCCTGTTTTGCCTTTGCCTCAGTTTTTACTTGGGGCTTTGTTCCCAAAGATTCAGTTTGCTGATTTCGCTGATTGCCCTTTTGTTCAGCGCGTGGATTCTCTGGAGTCTCCGCCGTTGCGGTAGAGTCACCTTTCGGATTCGGTGCTTGGTTCGAGTTCTCAACAGTAACATCTCCAATTCCTTTTGAAGGGGCATAAGCATTCCGCATGTCATTCAACAAGGCATGTGCTTGTGCAACCTGATTCGCATCCTCACGAATCTGTGAAACCAATTGGGCAGATTTAGGCGCATTTGCGTTGATGTAGAGGGACCCGAACTCCTCTCGCTGCTGTGGGTCAATCTTCACCTCGCCACGGTTGATAAACCATTTACCGTTTTTCTGATCTTTGTAGATCTCAAGCTGTGCTAAGCCCTCTGGTACTGGTTGATCTGGATTATCCTTTTTCCAGCTTTCAAGCAGTTGCTTGGACTCGGCAAGTGCAGTCTCAGCGACTTTGGCCTTGTCTGCATAATGAGACTGGAAGTTGTCCAGCTCCTTGAGGAAGCGGTCAGCTACTTTTGTGCGGTCTTGCCCTAAAGCTTTGGTAACTTCGCGTGTGTACTCGTTCAAACCACGGAAAGATTTACCACCCTCTACAATCTCTTTTGACACTACATCAGCATCTTTAGCCTGATTTAGAGTGATTTGTTGATCTGCAAGACGGCGCAACAAACCACGCTCATTTTGAGACAAGCCATTGTGTTCATTGTCAGCAATAGCTTTGAGCTGTTCAGGCTCTACCAGCATTGGGTTCTTCTTGAGTTTGGTTACGGCTTCCTGAATTTGCTCAGGCGTGACGGCAAGATTGCCCTCAGTATCCGGTTTGGCAGTCAAGGTATCGACAGTCTTTTGAATAGCTGCAGGTGTTTCTACTGACCCCGTGAGATTTGCCTCTTGGTCATCAAATCGGTCACGTGCTTCATAGACAGCCTGACGGGATTGTTGCAGTTGCTCTAAATCTTTTTGAGCACTCGCCTGCTGTTCTGTTGCCGCTTTGAGTTCAGACTCGACTTCCTGTAAGTCTGTTTGCATTTCAGATAGGGCTTCAGGATCTTTGGTTGCTTTCATTTGGTCTTTAATGACTGCAACCGTTTCATTGAGTTCAGTGACCAATTCTTCATGACGCTCAATCGCCGTGGTGAGTTCAGCCTCACGTTTACCAAAAGTTTCCTCAGCCACTTGAATAGCTTGGTCCATACGCTGACGTGCCTGCTGTTGCTGCTCCGGTGTAGCGCCTTCAGCATGGAATGCCTGAACCTGTGTGTTGATCGCTTGTGCCGGATCAAAGTAGTCAGATTCAGGATTGATCAAGGTGTCATAATCAGTTCTGGCTTGAGCTGCTTCTCTACGTTTGCTAAGTGCTTGAGCGCCTTGCTCTGCAGCATTTTTCACTGTCGCACCAACACGTCCAGCTACAGCTCCGCCCGCAACTGCACCACCACCGATGAGTCCACCTTGTACTGCAGATTCAAGGAATGAACGTAGAGATACATCTTTAGAATCCAGTGAACCCCAACCTCGCTGGATTGAATCCTGAACCGCACTACCTACGGCATTTGCTACCCCTGCCCCACCTGCTACTGCAAGTAGCTTGGCAGCATCGCCTGCTCCACGTGCCGCCTTGAGTGAAGCTGTCATGGCTTCAAGACTGGCCTGTGAACCTTTCTCAGCCGAACGGGCACCCCAACCTAATGCTTTTACTGGCAGAATGTTTTCTAGGTAGTTTGCACCAAAGTTGACGGCGCTTACCCCTGCCATCTTCAACTGGTCTTCTGCAGTTGGGAGATGTCCTTCACGGGCAACATATTGGTCGATAGAGTGGTGAGCGTCCTCCATTGTTTGAGCACCTGCACCTACAGCCACACCTAGACCGCCTCCTAACATATACGGAAGTGATCCGGCCAAGTCACCAGCCAAAGCCCATTTATTATCGAGATTGGCACCAAATGCGTTTTTAGCGATCTCACGTGAGTACCCTAAAACATCACCTCCGGCTTTTTTCAGTAGGCTTAGTTTCTCAGAGAAGCTCATTTTGTTTAGGTCATCTTGAGAATAGTTCAGGCGACCTAAATACTTTGCGTCCACTGCATCGTTGAGTTCCTTGAGTTTTAACTCACGTTGCTGTGCGTGGTACTGGTTATACATATCCGTGTCGAGTAGACCCGGCTTACCTTCACGCTTGTTTCCAAAAAATTTACCAGCAATGTCATGCGTCTCTTGGCTTTCATTGAGAACATCAAGGAATGTACGAGTCAATGGACGTTGTGGCGTACGAGGTGCTTCAGCATTGAGGAGTTTCATATCCTCGGGTGTGGCTTGATTCGCCTTGTAACGGGCGTAGGCTTCTCGGGTTTTGTCCGTCACCAGTAAGCCGTTAAGCATACTTGAGGTTTCGTAAAGTGAACCGATACCTTGGCCAAGATAGTGAGATACACCATCAAAGGCTGACAATGCAGTGTTTAAACCATTACTCCAAAGACCAGGGAGGCCACCACGCTGTAACTCTGCATCGGTCGGCTGTACCCAGTTCTTCTCCTGCTCCATTGCGTGCTTTTGGATTGCATCTTGTCGTGCAGCAATGCCTGCACGTTCAGCCTGTAATGCAGCATATTTGGAAGAAGACGCTACCTGAGCGAGTGCAGCTTGGTTTCGTAAGGTCGCATCCTGCGTTTGTGTTTGTTTTAAGGTTTGGCCTGTGACAGCGTTACCCCAAGATAGTAATTGATTAATATCCATATTTATCCCTTACTAAAAAAGAGAGAGCCAATGTTACCATTGACTCCCTATTATGCGTAAGTACGTACGTGCGTACTTATTGAAGACCGGCTAATTTTCGTAAGACAGCAAGCTGTTCTTTACGTGTTGCAGCCTGTTGAGCAAGCTGTTGTTCAAAGATTGCTTGTTGATACTGAGAGTTAGCCAAGTCAGCATCAGCCTGATCGCGTGAAGCCCGTAGGTTGTTAAACGTCTTCAACAATTCTGCAGCACGGGCATTAACCTCACTGGCACTCAGTTTATAGTCCTTGGCCTGTTCTAGAAGGGCTTGAGCTGCTGCAACCTGATAAGGTTCATCAAGCTTTTGATAGTCCGGATTTTTCTTGATGGCATTTAGAACATCCCCTGCGGAACCCGGAAAAATCCAGCCAACATTCTTATGCTCCCAGTCTTTCATGGTCCCTGGGAATTTACCCATATTGGACATGATCGGATGGGTTGATAAGGCTTTGTTGATCAGTTCCTTATCCGAATCAGCAGCGATCTTGTTAGTTTTCTGATTTAGATCCGCCATTGCCTTAAAGACTTTCTGATCGCCACCAGATTTTATGGCCATATCCATAAACGGATTGTCTATTTCACCAGTGCCGCCTAGAACCTGTTTAGCCATTGAAAGTAAAGCCGTTTGCGGCGTACCCGGACGAGACGATACAGCATCAGCCAAAGGTACAAAAGGCTGGTCCACAAAAGGAATACCTGCTTGTGTCAGCTTTTTGGTTGCTGCCTTTAACTCTGCCTCAGTTGGTTTATAGCCCATCTTTTTACTAATCGAAGCCACATAGTTACGTGTTTCGCTAGGAAGATAGAGTGACCAATTGTCACCACCCTTCGCTAGGGCTTCCTGTAAACGTCCCGGACCTGCATTGTAAGCGGCAAGACCTTTAGCCAAGGAACCAAACTTCGTATACATCTGTTTGAGGTACTTTGCTCCGGCAGTCAGGTTTTTGTACGGATCCCATACATCATTACCCTTGAGACCTAAGCTTGCCGCAGTCGAAGGCATAAGCTGCATTAAGCCTTGAGCACCTACAGGAGATACAGCTCTTGGGTTATATCCAGACTCTTGGCGCATCACGGCGTACAAGATATTTTCCGGAACGCCCTGTTCCTTAGAAACTCGGGAAATGAGTTGCTGGATGTTGGCTGGTGCTCCCGCAGGGGCACCGCCAACACCAGCACTAGACCCAGAGATTCCGGCATCTGGAAGCACTCCCATACCTTGAAGTTGTTGCAATGCGAGCTGCTGCATCTTCTTCTGGTCGTTGTACTGTTGAACCTTCATGTTCCATTCTTTGTCCTGAAGGTTCATTGAGTGCTGCATGTTTTGACGAGATAAGGCTGAGTTTTGTAAGGAATCAGCCAAGGATACAAACCGAGACATGTCTGTCTTGGCTTTACCCATCAAATCGCCTGCTTCGTTGTACTTACCTGCTTGAATCAATTGGGCAATCTGGTTGCCCAAAGGAATATCGGAAAGTTGGTCACGAGTTTGCTGCAATTGAAGTCCTGCCAGCTCACGTTGGTTGAGCTGGTCAGGAAGTGTTTGCATACGTTTCTGGAACTGGTCCGTATGGTACTCACCTCCTAAACTTTCACGTAAGCTGTTTAGTCCTTGCTGAAAGTTAGGATCATTAAGCTGAGCTACTGATTGAGCACCATTGAGATAGTTCATTAGCCTTTCAGTGTTCTGGTCACGAATCGCCGTCTGGGCATTTTTGATTGTGCCCTGCAAGCCCTGAAAAGCATTTTGATAATTTTGGGCAGCCTGCGCCATGAGAGTGTTCACGGCGTGGAAGTTTGGGGCTGCCACAGGCTGTAAAATAATCTCAGGCATTACTTCAATCCATACTTGTTCATGTAAGAGCTTACTGATTCGTAAGCGTTCGGATTAGACGCTACACGTGCTCTTTGACGGTCCTCAAGCTGAGTGTTGTACTGCTGTTTAGCTGCACCCCACTGTTGATTAAAGATGTCCTTCTGGAAGTTGAACTGCTTCTTGGCCATCTTGTTTTGCTGGAAACCATTCCAGATACCGTTAAGCGCCGTAGCTGCTCCTGCTAATGCATTAAGTTGGTCAGTACCAGGCATGTTCAAAAATGTCTGAACTGGCTTGGAACTGCCGATAGAAGACAAGGTGTTACTCACCCCGTTGGTTAAACCATTCCATCCTTCAGTGATCTTGCCACCTAAGGTAGTTGCAGGCCCGCCCCAATTTGCCATATTGAAGATAGGGTCTTGGTAGGCAGTAGGTGAAATATTGAGTTGGTTGGATGGATCACTAAATGCATTGGTAATGCTCTGATCCTGCCAGTTGGTGAACCATGCTGGCGTACTTTCTTGAGGTAAACCCCAGTACATCATATCCCTCCTTGGATACTGTTGAGTGTACGTTTTGGTGTTGGGAGTTGAAGCATCTGTTCAACACTGTTGAGCGTCGCATCAATGACGGCTACACCCATGTTTCCTACATGGATGGTGCGAGTATAATAGTCATCCGGACTCTCACCCAAATTGATAAACACGTCATTGGTGTTCGGTGCAACCCATAACGCGTTGTCTAACAATTGCCGGTCCATCGCCAATGAGTCTTTCAAATCCTCCAGCTCTCGCATCTTGCTATCAAAGTCGGCACGCATATCGGCAAAGTTTTTGGCAAGGCTCTTCATTTCAAGGCTTCGCATTTGTGCCTGAAGCTGTAAAGCTACATTTGACAACTGGTTAATAGTGGAAGCTGACATTCCTGCAAGTTGCTGAATATCAGCAAAATTGACATAACCTGCTACGATTGCAACTACTGCGGCAATAGCTGCAACCAGCTCCACACGAACCCCGAGTTTAACGGCTAGTTTTGCGACCAGACTGACGACCACCGATATGGCAATGGCCTGTACTGCTGCAATTAAAACCGTATACAGGGTTAAGGACTGGCCACCCGTCCAGACTGACATCACAACGGCGGCAATAAACAGAACAACCTTGAATACCCCTGTTTGGTACCATTTGGTTTTTACAACCTTGAGCGTATTGACCACTACATGAAGTGACTTGGCCACTACGTTTTCGTAGTCACGGTTCGTCATCTCAGTGGTCATGCTGTAGTCCAGTGGTACAAACAAGGAATCACTATCCCCTGCCGATACCACTGTATTTCCTCCAGTGACATACTCAGTAAAAGCCAAGCCATAAACAGAGACTACCCGGTAGGTTTTCTCAGTGATTTGGTACTTATACCGGTGAACCTTGGTTTCAGTTGGACGTGCAAACCATCCTTTTCCCATATCAAGGACCGTAGATAGTTCAAAGCTATATGTGCCAACAGGCCCAATACTGCCTACATAGTCCATTAAACCAATGTTGCTGAATGAAAGTGACTGGGTATATACCTTGTCCTCAATCACAATGGTAAGACCATCTCTGGCATTGTTGCAGACCAGATCGGTTTGACGGCTTAGGTAAGACTCCTGATCTGTCTTGGTACGTGTAGCATCCCGAGTTTTATACAAACGTTGGAAGTATTTGAACAAATACTCGATGCAGTCTGGATCCTTTGAGTTCGCAGGAACCATACAAGCCACAAAAGTTTGGGTAATGGAGTCTGTATCCTCCATGTTCTTGTGAAGCTCATTAACCCACTCGGACCAGTTTACGTCGATACAATTCCAGAAGTTTTGTGAGTTTTGGTACGCATCGGTATCTCTGTGAGACCTATCTGCTAAATTTTGGTTGTTTAGCCTTGCATACAGACGTGGGTAGAATTTCCCCATCGTCTCGCCCGTCTGGAAGACTCGCTCGACTTCGGGAAATTCACCCGTGCCGAATTTTCCAGAAAAGAATTTGATGTTACCTGCATATGCGTAACAGACCATGATCATGTCTTGAGTGGTATCGTACTCATCGAACCCAAAGTCAAAGCTGCCGTTCTTGGTAGTCCCGCCCTGATCATATGTGTAGAACACCCGAACAAACGGAGTGATTGCAGAAGGATTCTCTATGGCCAAGCTATGAGGTGCTTCTAAATTTTGCGGTCGATTCTGGGTTCGCCCGGCTTGTGCCGAATAACCCCACTGAGCAAAGTAATCATCATCAACAACATCATCTAGGGTTTCAGGTGGGTAATGAAGTTGGAAATTTTCCAGATAGACCGTGGCACCAACTTGCTTTGAGTAGGTAGGTAACTCATTTTTTGCAAAGTCCCATCCGTAGGTTGTTGTGAGTTTCTGGCGGGCCATATGGAAATAATTGAACTCCCCTACTCTCCCATAAACCAGAGATACAGATTGTTGAGCAATGTTCTCCATCATCCTGGTGAGAACTTCATTGAGGTCTTTAGATTCCCTCAAAAGTACTGAGGATTTTGGTAAGCCATAGAAGTAATTACCACTTTGGGCATTACGATAAGCCTTGCCCCACTTTGTAGGTAAGGAGTTTTGAGCAGCTTGTAACATACAATCCACAATAGACATTTCTTTGAGTGTGGTTGTGGTTTGCAAATTATTTTGTAAGAGGTATTCAGTCACGGCTGACTGGTTTGAGTTCACGATGTGCTCGTCCTCAATCATTCGTGATGCAGAGGAGTAAACATACGTTTTTCGTTTTCCGCCGAAAAGTCCCATAAGATCTCCTAAAACAAGGGGACTTTCGTCCCCTTAGGTTTAGACTTTTGGTGCTACTCCGATACCGTTTAATAGCGCAGTGAGAACTGCACCAATATTGGCATCGTTCAGTAGGTTGTCAGCATTACCTGATGTAGCGTTGTCCGTATTACGGCGTACAGACCAAGTATCTACAAAGATCTTGGCAGCTTTCTGTTCAGCATCGCGTCTGAACCCTTCAGTCTGAGCCTTGATCATCTGGTTTTGTACTGAGAGAACTGAGCCTGCACCAATCACTGAAGAATCGGTTTGAGCGCGTTCAGTAATCACCTTCTGAGCGTAGAGCGCACTTTGAGCTTGTTGTCCTGCAATCTGAGCCTTGATCAAGTCTAATTGCTTAATCTTGGTTTCAAGTTCAGCCTTACTTAGTTCAAGCTGTGCATAAGACAATTCGATCTGTGCTGACTGCAACAACACATCCTTATCAAGTTTCTGAGCTTGTTTGTTCACCAACATGGTTTGAGCTTCGAGATGTGCGATCTCGGTCGGTGCCTTGCTGATGTTTGCCTCAACCAACTTGGTTTGTGTTTTCACTTGCTCTGTCTGTGCATCAACCTGTAAGCCTTGTTTCACTACATTGTCTGTAGCTGCCTTGACTTGACCAGTCTGTGCATTGACATGGGCTTCCTGAGCCTTAGCCACCAAGAGCTGTTGATCGGCAGCAAGTTTCTGCTTCTCAAGTAATTCCAACTCAAGCGGAATCTTCTTGGCGTTGCTTCTGATGGTTTCAGTCTGAGCATTGATTTGGTCAGTTTGGGCTGTAGCCTGAATACCTTGTTTTTGCAGTAATGCAATTTCTTCAGGTACTCGACCAATTTGAGCCGTAAGCATCTCGGTCTCTTTGAGTGTATGGGCGTGCTGAGCGTCCAGTGTCTTGGATTGCTTTTGCAAGATCTCCAACTCAATCGGTGACTTGAGAAGCTCATCCTCAGCTTTTTTGACTTGGGCATCAATGAGCTTGCCTTGTTTTACAAGGTTGTCCACCTCTGCCGGAGCTTTATGCTGAGTCTCGTAATCCACCGCAGCAGCTTGCGAAAGTGTGAGTTGCTTCTGTGCATCGGTCTGGCTGGTTTGGGCTTGAAGCAGTTCAAGCTCATGGCCTAATCGAGTCTTTTGTAAGGCATACTGCACTGCCGTCTGCATCGTTGCAGTGTAAGCACCAACGTAGGCCGCAGCGTAGTCAGCTCCCCGTAGACGACCCGCTTTGAACTCAAGGTCTAGGTGTGTCCGCATGGTTTTAAGGAGTACATCCAGTACGCCTGTACCATCAACCAGAGATTGCGTGAGTTCTTCAATATTAAGCGGTTCATCCATTGTTACTGGTTTAATGGATACACCTGTCATTTTTCCTCCGTGAAAAATAAAGGGGCATAACGCCCCTCCATTCCCCTTTCCTCCTTATCCGACTGCCTTACGTGCTCGTTGGTCCATTGCCAAGGCTTCCAATTCTTCTTTCGTTAATGGCGGTAAGTATTCAATTGAATACGCCTTCACTAACTTGCCCTTACGTGACTTGTTCCCACGTGAATCCTTCACTGTGTAGAACTGCTGGTAAGTACTTTCTTCGATATGTTTCAAGATAATGTTTGAAACATGCCAAGGTTCATCGAACTGGACGAATTCCTTAAATACACCGACCACACTATTCATGACGGTAAAGATCTCGCCGTGGTATTCCTTCTTCATTGGATCATGACATGCGATACGTACACGGATTTTCTTTGCCGCCTCATCACGTAATTGAGTACGGATTTGGGCATCTGATGCTTTTGGTTCTGCTGCCTTTTCTTCAGTAGGTGTTGCTTCCAATGCTGCAGCTACGCGTTTCCGTAAAGCATCAACCCCAATATTTTTTGCATACTGAACACCTAAAAGATCAGCCTGACGCTTTAACGCCTCCAACTCATCCTCATGTTCGTCGATGTCAAATTGTTCAGTATGTTCTGTTGCGTTTGTGTCTGTCATTGCAAAATCCCTATGTGACAGTATGTAAAATCAAGTGCGTACGTATGCACGTACGCACGTATCAATTAAAGAGGAGCAGTTGTGTGAATTACAGCAATACGCTCACCACGTAATAGCATGAAGCCATACCACCATTTGATTGAGATAAAGCCAGTCTCACCATATGGGTCATTGCGGTCAGCAATTGCTTCGCCCGGAGCCTTATGGATGATTTTGAACTTCTGGTTCTTACCATCAGACTGGAATCCAATAGTGGTAAATGACTCATCACCAACAATTAACATTGGGAATACGTCGTATTTACCGTCAGTTGCGTGGAAGCCTTCACCGCCTTGAGATACTGCAGCACCCGCACCTGCCCACTTCATCATTTTAGGAACAACTACGATACGGAACTGGTAAAGCGCACCGATCTCGCCGTTCAATGTAGTTGTACCAGCAGCGTACTTCTCGATAGGCGTAAACGCTGGGTTACCATGAACGTCCTTCATTCCTTCCACTAACGGGATCAACTCAGAGCCGATGTACAACACACGAGCTGATGGAATGGTTTTGGTATCAATGTTACGAGTACCAGTGATGACAGTAGTTTTCTTCGGAGTACGGTTGTTGTCCAAAGTAATAGAAACACGGCGCAGATCTTGGTAAGTGATCTGGTGAGTGTGTGTCATTTCAGACTTGGTAGTTGCATTACCAGGATACGCGATCGTCTTACCTTGAGTGAGCAAGTCAATTTGCAACGCATCTTCAGTAATTTCCATCGCACCGTTGATAGCTTCACGGTTAATGTGCTCAAGCAATTCAGCATCAGAGTCGAAATGCAATGATTCTGCAGAGTACTCAGTGAAGAAACCGAATTTCTCAAAAGTACCTTCGAGCATTACACGTGAGAAACCAACACGGTTCACACGACCACCGGCTTCGCCCACTAACGGTAATTTGTCAGGGATCGTACCGATGTCTTTACTTGAACCATACAAGTTACCATTCTTAATGGTTGCGCCAGTTGCATCAATACCTTGGTCGTTGATGTTGGCATCATCAAGTAATGGGATGTAGTGGAACTTCTTGATAGTTTTACCCATGTTTTTAGGCATAGAGAAAACATCAGCCAATTGTCCGAAGTACGCTTCCTTACGTGCTTCGATCAACGCCTTACGTTCATAGTAATGCGTGTTAATTTGAGGGCCAATCGTAGACGGTTTGCCTCCGACTGGATCATTATACATTTGGGCCATCTATATCCTTCCTTGGTTTAACGGCGAGATAAAAAGTTCAAGACCTCCTCGTCTGACATTGCAGAAAGGTCAGGTTCCTGAGTATGTACAGTAGCTTTAGGGCGTGGGTTACTTGCAGCTCTACGCTTTGCATTCAGATCTTGCTTAGGTTCAGGTTGAGTCTGTGCATCTGGTGTTGGAGCTGCAGGAGTGTCTACCTTTGGAGCTTGGGCGGGTGCTTGGTTGAAAGCACCACGTTGATTTAAGGCATCCCCCACTTTGGCATAAGCATCTAAATCGCTTAAACCATCAATGTGACCGCCAATAGCTCGTAGACGTTCCACCTCACTCATGACCATATCGAAATAACCCCGTTGCATGTGCCCATCAAGGAGTTGCAACAAATGAGGGTTATTTGCCACAGTGCTTTGGCTTTGTGCGTCCCATTGATTTACCACAATGTCCAAAGTCTTAGTGAAGGTTGGTGACGTAACCGATAGGTCTTGGATGACTGATTCGAGTTCGACCTCATTGTCAGTGGCCAGTTGAGCTTGAGCCTTGTAACTCGTAGCTTTTTCAGCATCGAGTGAGTAAACGTCTACGCCACTATCCTTGATGAGCTTATTGATTGCATCCGGATTCTTTTTGTGAAGATCAATCAAGAATCCTAGGTCTTGTTCAGTAATCCCATGATTTTCAAGTGTGCGTAGCACTCGCATTGATGGTTTAAGTGTTGCCATTTTCTTGGCAAAACCTGCACCACGTTGCATGAGGCTTACGATGTCGTCTGGGTCAGTGACTCGAATATCACGACCGTTCGCCTTAAATGAGGCAGTGACTTTTTCGTAAAACGCTTTGTAGTCGATGTCATCATCAGTAGAGGTTTCAAGCTCTTGCTTCTGAGATTCGTCACCTTCTGCAGCAGGCTCGTCTTTCTCAGGAGCCGCAGATTCAGGGTCAGTATCAACCGGTTGTTCAGATTCTTCAGGATCAGTTTCGTCGTCAGCTTGCTGACCTGCATCTTCAGCATTGGCTACTTCGTCTTTATCCTGAGGCTGAGACTCAGCTTCCTCTAGTTCTTCCTCCGCTTCCGGGATAAGTTGCGATGGATCAATGTTGCTTAATTCATCATCGGACAAGAGACTTAAGTCACGATGATGTAGTTGCGATGTATCTTCCATGATTATTCATCCTCACCAAGCTCGTCCAAGAGCTTGAGTCCTTCTCTGATTCGATAAGGAGCGCTTAGGCCAAGGGTTCGAATACCATCAAAGTATTTCCCCATGAAAGAAATTGCGTCTGCTGCTCGATTGAGTTCTTCCTTGATCTCAGGCGAAGCACCATGACGCTCCATGACAACTCGGGTAAGTTCATCCTTGAACAGACCTTCATTGAACAGGAGTCGAAAGTCTTCAGTATTTTCAAGACGCTGCAGGGCCACTAAGCGTCTCTCTTCCTTCCGCGCTTTCTCTATATCCTTCAGTATCTTGGCTTGTTCGCTCATATAACATCCTTGTTACATTCACCGCATCCTTGCGGTGTGGCAGAACAATAATACGAATTGAACTGCCATACCAAATATTTTTTACGTACGCACGTGCGTACGCATTTAAGAGTTTGAATTTTCACGAGATCTTGTATTAGCAGCTAATGATGCCTGAGCATGAGTAGTCAGCAAGTTACTGTTGTGCTGAAGCTTAGCTTTGGCAATATCGGCAATACGAGACTTCTCGTTTTCCTGTGAGTCAAACTGGTGCTGCATTGCCTGTGAAGCCAACGTTGCAGCATTCTTGGCAGCCTGTAAATCCATCTGACGTTGGTGCTGTGTGCCATCCTGCTGCTCAACAAAATCGAGGGATTTCTTGTCAGCATCACCTTGAAGGCTATTTGCACGCGCAGACTCGACTGGAATTTTCGCTTGTTTAAGCGAACCTTCAGATAAGGCTTCTTGGGTCTGAGCACGTAACAACTCGATTTCAGCTTTGAGTTTTTCCATCTCAAGCATTTGAAGCTGCTGTTGCATTGGATCAGGTTGAGGTTGGTAATTCTCAATCTGCTTGGCAAACTCAGGCATCTTACGCAATCGGAAAATCTCAGCAAGCATCTGATTACGTAAGCCAGGATCCATGTTGTTACCAATGGTTTGCATCATAAATGCAATTTGCTGTGCCTTAGCTTCATCCCCTTCCGCCGTAGAGATCGTGAGTTTCAGGTCAAAATTACCTGCAAGGTCATCACGCTTGATGGCCACAAACTCTTCATCCGTAATTCGGATTACCTGCTCTTCATCCAAGAACTCTGCATTCATGGAGATGATCTTACGGCCAAGGCGTACAACACCTGCCGAGATACGGCGTAGGATGCTCATTTCACGCTTAGACGCTGCGTCCATAGCCGAACGTACACCAATGGCAGTATCACCCAATGATGAGCCTGTAATGCCGCCAGAACCAGAGAATGATTTCACGCCGGTTAATGACTCAGCTTCCATATTCATGGCCTGAATCATGAACTGGGCAGATTGTGGGATCTCAGGATAGGTATGCATGAAGATACCTTGGCGTGGATCTGCGTTAGGGTTGAACTCATAATCATCCCCTCGTTCATACTTCACGCGGTTGGTTGCATCCAGCATACCTTTTTGCATACCTGTCTGACCGTTTGCACTGCGGCCCATAAGGTCAATTACGCCACGGGTCACAGCACCTAGAATCTTCTGATTCTCAAGGAGCAGTTCTGCATCCGGTTCACCATACACTGACTTACGTTTTGGTAAGTAGGTCATGGATACGAATGGTAGCTTGCCATCAGGGAACGGGTTTTTCTCAAGTCGGATTAATGTATTACCCACCCAACTTGCGACAATAGAATGCAAAGTCCCATTATCATCACAATCCCAATATCCCCAATACTCATGAACAACAATCTTTTTTCGCGCTTTGTCACTAAACTGCATAGCTTGTGAATCGTCCTCGTACGTGTGGTCGGGATCGTTTCTTGCTGAGTCAAGGACAAGTTGTTCGAGGTTTTTGTATCGAGAGTCTCGTTTAAGTTCCGCATAAGTTGTCTCAAAGCTATGGATGATGAACTGAGCTTTATCCAGATTGCCGTTACAAGTCGGGTCAATATAGACATTATTCAGGTTGCACACTTCCACTGTGGGCTGGTTTCGGACAACTCGCAGCTTCTTTACTTTACGAGTTCCACTTGGAAGCGCACGCATAGGGGCCTGCATTTGCAGGGTGGCCTCAACGGATTTTGTTACAGCTTCAGGATGGGTATCCTTAAAAAGTGTTGGATTCGCTTGGTACTCCGGAATAAATTGGCGGAGCTGGTCAAGCAAACCAAAGTCTGGAACAAACCGATAAACTGTCTCGTCTTCAAGGACTTCGCGTTCCTCGAAATCCCATCCGACACGAACAATGGCCGTACCTTCTTCAACGACTGCACGAATAACTTCATCAAAGAAAGCTACCTTGTCGATAAGGTTCTGGAATTGGTAATTAAGAATTAGCGCATTCTGCAGTGCTGCCTTCTTGTCTGCCCAAGTCATTGGGTCTACTTGGAACAAGTTGGATGTTGAGAGGAACGGCTCTGTCAGCGCAGGAATACGCCATTCGGCACTTTTACGAATAAGCTTCGGCACAATGGTGCTTCGGTTCTTATTCTTATGCTGAACCTTTGCTGAACCCTCAATGTTTAGATTATCAAGCCATTCTGCAACACGACTCATATGAGCCTGTTGTGCTGACTTGGCTTGCTGAAAGTCCCAGTGCAGTTCAGCAACAGTAGGTTCCTTCTTCCATCCCGTCATTTTCTTAATCTGGGTGGTTGAAGGACTTAACGTTGTCTGATTCATAACTAAGTCCGTTTAGTTGTGGTGTAAAGCGGAGTAGCCCCCTTGTCGGGGGCGTTCCGCTTTACACAAATCCATTCCTTACAAATCGGGAGGATTCACGGCTTTCTTCTACATCCAATCCTTGTTGTAGAAGGAGCATACATGCCTGCTCAAACCTTTGAGCGTAGTTCATCCCCTCTTGGGGTGCGCCGTTCATAGCGCCATTAATTGGGGTGATCACCCGACTTGCGATGTAGAATAGTAATGCTTCGAGGTGTGTCATAGGTAATTCAATATCAACCTTGGACGGGTCGAAGCCTTGAACGTCAGTAATCTTGGCCAACTGAGGATGTCCTGCCTTATAGGTCACAGTGTATTTTCCGACTGGATCCTCAGCAAAGCGAAGGATGTTAAAAGCCGGCGTGAAGACTTCAGGAACAGAGTATTCATTTCGCATGGCTTGATGAGTATTGAGCGCAAGCTCTCGGCCACTTTCGTCATGGACGGATAGGATCTCGATAATGTCATCCGAGAAGGGTTCATCCTTATCCAGGATGTAAGGCAGTTCGGCACCTTTTGATTCAGCATACTTACTCAAAAGTGGGTAACGGATTACATCATCCAATGCCTGTAAAGTCAGGGTTTTACGTTTCAACATGAAACGCTTATGTAACTCGGCCAACCCCATGTTGACCTGGGCAATAATGCGGTTTACGTCTTTAGGGATGATTTCACCATCAGCAACTAAAGCGAGCTGTGATAGCTCGCCGTAGGCCAGTTGGTCAAAAATATCCGAAAGTTTCATTGCGCCTCCTTACGCTAAATAACTGTGTAATACGGATGGTGAGTCGTCTACCTCCTCGTCATCCCAGAAGGAAGTAGGCTCTACCTCACTTGGCTTGAATGCCTTGAGGGAAGCCAACATGGAAATGGTGTCGATCGCATCATCCTTTTTGGATTTGAAACCACTGACGGCTGCCTGCCGTAATTCGAGCAGCATCTCAACCAAAGCTGGATGAGACTTACAGTCATCAGGGAAATGCATGAGTCCTTGCTTGAACCAAGGAACAACGACGTTGAATCGCTTGAGCTTGTCTACAGATGGACGAATCCCCTCCTCCCCAGACTTGGTGTCAGAAGCCAGAGTGAACCAAATGTTCCGGTTCATCATTTCTGACTTGATCCAAGGGATGAATCCGTTTTGTTGGCCAGTAACCTCAATACCAACGAGCTGTGGCTTGTACTTGGAGACAAAGGCAAAAAGATCATCAATGTTCTTACCCATGTCTTGCCGCTTACAGATTCCATCTACCCAGAACCAATATCCTGCATTGTTATAGGCCCAAACAGAAATCACGCTGTAGTCGGCAGACTGCTTCTCGCTAGTTGCAAAGTCAGTCGTGATGTAGAAGTTAAAGTTCGCACGGTTCCGGAATAAGGCAGCACGGTTGTACCAGCGAATGTCAGAGTCTGCGATGAGACGGTCCTCATCCGACATGATTCGGAGCATCAACTCTTGGTTGAATGTGTCCACCTTCCCTGCTTTAAGTGCCTGGGTGTACTTTTGAAGTACATACTGATAGGTGAATCGGTCAGGCCAAGATCCCCGGAACTCTTCAGGACTGCAAGGGAACTTCTCACATACAGGGTAGACATTCACCTTCCAAGCGCCAGACTCCACAGCCTTATAGAGTGGATCACCTGCGTTGAAGGGCGTACCAGACCAAATAACTTTGTTGCGGCTCGGGTCTAACGCATAGTCAACTGCCTTGTAGACGGTTGCTTCGATAGACTCAATAACCGTAGGAGAACGTGCATCTTCATCGGAAACCAAGTCATCCAGTACAGCAAGGACTGGACGTTTTCCTCGGGCCTTCGCACCACGTACACCTGTCTTTGCACCATAGCCTTTGACGATAAAGACATTCCCGTCAATGTTCTTGAACTCCCAGTGGATGTCAGTGAACTTGGCTTCAGGGATGTACTTCATCAAGAACTCAGAGTTCTCACGGCGGAACTCCAAGTTTTTACGCATGTTCTTAACGCCGTTGTCGATCGAATCAGATACATAAATTGCAAACGGTACAGGACCAAAGCCGGGCAATTCGCCATACACAGCAATGTAGAGGAACAGGTATTCCCCGAGCACAGTAGTCTTTGCAGCACCACGGTGGACCATGTTGGCCACACGCGGGGTTGGCCCTGCTGCTTGGTCAAGCATCTTGTAGTGGAGCACAGGGGTTTTATGGGATTCCCCCTGACTCCCATTAACCAGCTTGATGAAGGTCACAAAGTCCAGTGCAAAATCACTAGGTACGTAGTTGGGATCTACCGAGTAATCAACAGAATCCAACCATTCCTCTACTGTCTTAGGTCTTTCCTCAGTTAGTTCGACAGGTAGCTCGGATCGCACAGCAAAGCTCAAGGCCGACTCATTAAGAGACATCCCTTACCTCCGCTTCGATTACCCGAGCTTCGGCCGCATCCTTAGCAGTGATTGCCCCTGCCCTGATGGCTTGTTTCTGGGCAGCCACATATTCCATCGTTGAACGGCGCAGCTCATCAATTGCACTAGACTCTTTGACAGTAAGATCCAATTGAACTTGTTGCGTTTGAGGCGGTTTAAGATGATTCAACAATGAGTTGGCCGCATTGGTACGCACCATCTCACTCTTGGCATTCATCATCAGGTCAGCTTGTACGTTTAGGGCTTTCTGGAATAGATCCTGGTTTAGTACCCACGTAGGAATCTGGGTCTGCTCATAAATCAGGTTGACCAACTTGGATTTGTTATAGCCGGCAACATGTGCAGACATGTCCTTCTGGGACATCTTCCGGGCAAGCCATGACTGATAGCGGTCGGGGAAAGTCCGAATGTACGATTCAAAATTGGAGTGGCCAAGAAGTTTGTTGCTGACATACTTCACAGCATTCACATAGTCAGTAACCCTGAAACGTCCTTCCTGCATCACCGAGGTATAGTTCAGGAGGTTATCCCGATATGTCTCGTACATATCAGGATCACTCAAGGTCTGATTAATGTGGTCGATAACTTCTTGACTTACTGATTTTTTCAGGCTGTCAGGGAGAGCATCCCTGAGCTGATCGGCAGTAATCAAATTACTCATGTTTGCTACATCCATGTAAAAAACATAAAAAATACAAGGTGTAGTATACGTACGTACTTGCGTACGTACGTAATTTGAGATAAGATTACCCCCGTACTGTGATTCCTTGCCAAATAGTACGCTGAGGAGAACCCTAGTAGATCAGGGACGAACTACTAGGGTTTTTCTTTATCAAGAGAAAAGTATTGAATCTGTAGATGTGTGAAGTTTGCCTTTAGGAGCAAAGGCAAGGAAATCTTCTATTGTGTAAACCATCGGTTGAAAATCCAGATAAGGATATGCCAGGCTTCCTTCATACTTAGTAGGAGTCATTATGGTAACTTCTTCGAGCATATCATCTTCCATTTTGTTTACCCAGTCCAGACAGAAGTAAGGCCCCTTCTCTTCTAGCCACTTCTTCTTCAGATTATCCATCCTGTCTCTCTACTTAACTATTACAAGCGAAACTCTTGAATGTCTGTTAACCCATTAACCAGTAAGGCGACATTGATCCAAACTTTGTGACTAGGATACTCATCGTCAAACACGGAGGACAAGATTTCTTTAATCTCCCTCTCCGCTTCGTTACGTTTACCTTCCTGGGTGGACTCAAAGAGACTAAGAGTACCTTTAAAGGCTGTTTCTACATCTTCTAGTTTAGTCCACCCATGTCTTCCATCAAGTCTCGCAATTCTTGAACGAATGACATCTGCATCTCGTTCATAATTACTACGAAATGGGGATACTGAATAAGTGAATAAGAATGTATGTGTAGCCATCTAAACCGCCGTTAATTATTAAGTATTAAATATTAAGTATTAGGTTATATTAACTTAACGTAGATTGTGTCCTAAACTCAAGCTAATTTAATGACTTAGTAAACTATCGTATTAGAAATTACTTTTTCTCTTCAGTTTCTACTTCTACCGCCCTAATAGTAGGGTGATCCTCTCTTAGGTCCTTATCAGTTCTTACTGTTGGATTAGGGAGAATTGTACGATGATTCATGAAAGCTAAGTTTTCAAGTTCTACAATAATATTTCGGTAGTCTTGACTAGTACGTATTTGGCTAAACCGTGTCATATACGCTCTTTCAGTTTTTTCATCCAAGCTCGCGGCGTTTACATTTAACAAATAGTCATAGTATGAAATTGCTTCGTATACGTATTTTGTCGATATAGTTGTGTAAGCCGCTTAGTTTACTGATTTGGGGAGATAGAAGAAATGTGTCACATAAGGCTGATTAATAATTGATCAAAAAGTTTTGAGAAATTTTCATAATTTAGTACGACAGTAGGGGTTCTTGCAGCCGGTGCCCCCTAGGGGGGATTAACCCCCCCGTGGTCACGTTTGGAAAAAAGGATTCTTACGATCCATTTTCCTGCACTTTAAGGGCTAGGCCCTTAATGGCAATAACGCCGTGACTACTGGAGATTAACATGAACGTAATCAAAGCAATCGTAGCTACTATTGTATCTTTAACTACTGTGATCATTCGCTTCGCCTCAGGCTTTGAGCGTATTGCTAACTCATTTGATCAAGCCACTCGCGCACTAGAAACGAAGACTACTAACTTCGCTAACCTAGTTGAATTAAATGATGAAGCGACCTTCGAGAAGGAGAAAGCTCGTATTGCACGTCGCCGTGCTAAGTACATGAGAGAAGATGAATCAATTATTGATGTCCAATCTGTCCAAGCTATTAAGCGCAAAGAGATTTCACTTCCAAACCCTAACAACGCTAATGCTTAATCCCAAATGCCATGCATCAATGATGTGTGGCATTTAGGCTTTCATGAACACAAAACACATCAACACAATGAGACAGTCCTCTCCTATGCTCCATTTCCCCAATTTTTCACCCTAAGGACTATCTTCAGGCTATAGATCAAAACATGGAGAGTACAAACCTATAAGGGGGTATGAATCATTAGAGAGAAACCTAGGAAAATCACTGCTTTCAGTGCTGTGTAGTTCCCTCTTGTTGCTCTCTCCTACTCTCCTTCCAGATCTATGCCCTAACTCAATTTTGATGATCTCTATGGAACGCCTATGGAACAGGCCTTGGGCCTGAACGGTAGCAATACCGTGACTATTGATTAATTGGAGATCTCAAAATGGCTAAACGTCTTGTTCATAATGGCAATACTACATCTGAATTTGAGTACGCTGAAAATGAAGCATATCTCAATATTGCTCTCGAATATGATGATGGTACTACTGAGCCTTTGAATTACTATCAAGATCCTCGTACAGGTGACTTTGTTCCTGTAGGTATCAAGTTATTCCGTGAAATCGAGCAACATGCAATGCTCATGGATCTATTTGATAATGAGGAATCTGGTGTAGAAGCTCAAGATCTTGTCGTGCGTCTACGTCTCTCTTACTTCAAACGTGGTAATAAATCTGACAAGAAGATTGAGCGTAAACTCACACTTGCTAAATAATCAATATAGGGTGTCAACGTAAGTTGATGCCCTATTTGTTTTTCCTTTTATTAATCAAGTCAGTATCCACGCATCTTGGCCTTGGGCCTGCGTGGGTTCATGTGATGTCTAACTAAAAGGAGAAACCAAATGAATATGGCAATCACCCAAAAGAACATTAATCTCGCTAACTTTGTTCGTAAGGTACGTAAACAGAAAGAGATTGAATCTCTTTTTAATGAGAAAACGATTCACCGTATGGTCATCGAGGAGTTACAGCAAGAACTGGAATTCCGAGAAGATGTTAGTAAGGCCACGGCGTTAGTCCATGACTGGATGAGCCAGCAATATCACAAGTCCAAGCAAGCTCGAATTGATTGCTTGAAAGTACTAGATATTGAACAGTTGATTTGGGAAATCATTGCAACAATAACAATGCAATGTAAATCTCCAATACCCTTAGTCAATGTTGCATCAATGTGCTGTCACAGACTGAAAATGGCTGATCAAGGGGCTGCTATTCATACTATGGCAGAACTTATCGCAGTCATTGCTGATGTTGACTTCTACATACTTGAGAAGAAAACAAAAGCTTCGTCTGTGACAGTTCAAACTTTAATTGAACTGAGTGAAGAACTGGAGGAACGTGCTCAACATGCACAGTTCTTACCTCCAATGATTCACAAACCAAGAACATTGAGAAGCAACAGACACTCAGGCTATGCCACCGTTAGAGGTGACAGCCTAATCTTAGGCGGGTATCAAAACCATCATGATGGTGAAATATCTCTTGATGTGCTCAATACCCAAAACAGAAATGCCTATGAAATTGATGTGGACTTCATTTCCACAGTTGAAGAACAACCTTCTAAATCTACACGTGAGTTCATCGAAGACCTTGAAGAGGACTACGACAATCTGTCACGTGAAGAGAAGCGAATGCTTCAAATGGAGAAGGACAACTGGGAACACTATAAATATCAGTGCTACCTTACGTACGCACTCATGATCCATCACGGTAATAAGTTCTACTTCAATCACAAGATTGATAAACGTGGACGTATTTACACATACGGATACCACCTCAATCCACAAGGCAATGAATTTAAGAAAGCCACGCTGAACTTTGCTCATAAAGAGCATGTTTCAGGTGTTGAGGATTTTCTAGCTGGATGTAAGTAATGCCTAGTAAAAACAAAATCTATAAACATCTCATATCACGTGAATTGCAGCCTTGGGCTTATAAGGGCGTGATAGTTGATGAGGTAAATAATGTCTGTACGTTCCTGATTCATAACTTGTCAGGCCAACTGATCGGTTATCAGGAATACCGTCCAGACATTCTCGAAAAATCACATGGCAAGCCACGAGGTGAAGGTAGGTATTTTACCTACGTCACTGAAGGGCAGACATTGCTATGGGGTTTGGAGCGCTTGAACCCAAAACTCAAGCATCTCTACGTTGTAGAAGGTGCATTCAAAGCAGCATATCTGCATCGTCTAGGGTTCAATGCAGTTGCCATTTTTGGCAATAAACCATCTGTAGCACAAATGCAGCAGCTCTCAGTTCTCCCTTATGAACTTATTGGAATAGGGGACAATGACGAAGCTGGTGCAATGCTACCTAGAGCCATTGGCAAAGGCTCTGTATCACCAAAGGACCTTGATGAGATGTCTATCTCAGAAGTGTACTTATTTGTTCGCTCACTTACGTAAGTACGTGGGTACGTGACCTATTGATTTACAAGGAGACTATATGAAATCAGTAATCGAAAATGCCTTGGCAGGGCTAGTAGCAGCATTCATTCTGCTTCTTCTAGGTGTCATCTACGGCGTACGGGTACAAGACGCTAAGCTCGTTATGGATATTCTTACCGTAATGGGCTACATGCTCATGATCATTGTACCTATGGCCATCATTTCAATTAATCCATCTAAAGTTTAATTATTTTGTGCGTACGTACGTAAGTACGCACGCACTCACACAGAGTTTAACGAAAAGTATTAAGGAAACTGCAATGAAAGAATTTACCGGTATTGAATATCTAGCAATTGATTTGGCAAACCACTATGGACTAGACAAAGAACTCTTTGAAGATCGAATCCAATGGGTAAAAGACAATTGGAGCAACTTAGAAAAGTTTGCTGATAAAGCAGATGCGCCTTTCTTATATAAGAAGGCTGTAATCAACATTCGCCGTGTAGCTCAAGGTCTGCCTTCAGGACACATGGTAGCACTCGATGCAACATGTTCTGGTATTCAAATTATGAGTGCCATCACAGGTTGTATCAAAGGTGCTACAGCGACAGGATTGATTGATCCAGACGTACGAGCTGATGCCTACACAACAACTCAGGAAGTTATGAATGAGATCCTAGGCTACGCAGGTGATGATGCGTTAATGATCGCACGAGGTGAAGTTAAGCGTGCAGTAATGACTTCAACTTATGGATCTAAGAAAGTACCTAAGGATGTATTTGGTGAAGGAGAGTTACTCGATACATTCTATCAAGCTGCTGAGGAGGTTGCTGAAGGAGCATTCAATTTATTGGATGATCTCATGGAAACATGGAAACCATTTGCACTTGTACATGAATGGGTATTGCCAGATGGCCATGAAGTAAAAGTCAAAGTAATGGATACTGTAGAAAAACGCCTAGAAATTGATGAACTCGGTCATTATCAAATGACGGCCGTGTATCAAGTAAACCAAGGCAAGAAGAAAGGGGTATCCAATGTAGCTAATGTTATTCATAGCTTAGATGCGTATCTATTACGCTGCATGATACGCCGTTGTAATTATGACGCTAGGCTCGTTCAAAGAGTGTCAGATACAATTACAGCAGAACTTCTACGCCGTGGGATTGAGGACACAAGACTTACAGAAATGAATGAGAAGGTTGCTCATCACTACAAGCTATATGTTCAAACCAACATGTTAGACACTGTGATGATCTACCACATCAATCATGAGTCAGTTCAGTCCTTACCATCGTACTACCTCAGAAAGCTAAACAATCTTCTAGCACGTCTACAAGAGTACAAACCATTCCAAATTGAATCTATCCATGATGCATTCATGTGTCACGCGGATAACTGCAACAGAATGAGATACTGGTACAAGGAGATCATGGCCGAGTTCGCAGAATCTACAATCTTGGAGTTCATCTTCAAGACCATGTTAGATGAGTCATGTATGTATCCGAAGTATCAAGACGATCTAGGAGACCTAATCCGTCAATCAAACTATGCGATCTGTTAATGAGTAAAAATTTAAGTAAGTACGTAAGTACGTACTTACTTGCGTATATGTTTTTACTTGATTTTTCGCACTCCGTGCGATAATATGAACCCCGTTAAAGATATTCATCTTTACTCTCTCTTCTAAAACCACCGTTGCCCTATCTTCCCTCAAGATAGGGTTTTTTTACGTCTAACGAAAATAATAGGTGAACGTATGACTCATCATCATTTAAGAGATCCCCAAGTTATTCAGGAAATCACTGCATCCTTTCGAGTGGGTACGATGACAGTCGGGGACCTCGCATCTCATTTTGGTGTTTCAAAGAGCACCATTCGAAAGATACTGGCTGAAGCAGGATTAGCAATTAACCGTGCCCATAAAACCAAGGAAGAGCAAGCGATGTTACAGCACCTAGCTCTACACGGGATTACTAAGTTCGACCAGCTCAAAGACAGATTATTAACAGCAACAACAGCCAAGGCATTTTTTATGGACCAATCCATAAACACAAGGGTGCAATGGCTACATGAATCAGTACAAGAGGATAAATCCCATGAAAACCATGATCCTTTACAACACTCCAAATTCTCCACAGGAAGCATTACACGCAATTAAGGAAGCGTTACCAATTCATTTACGTAATGAAGTTCTAGCTATGATTATGGCCTACCACAATGCTTTAGTTCGGGAGATGAAAAATGCTCTTTCAAACTAAGTTCCTAAATGTCGTGGATTACTTCGGAATACGCTTATACCTACCACCATTCATCAATTGGGTGGCCACAGATAAGGATGGCACTATCACTGGTTATGCAACCAAGCCAATTGTTAATGAACAAACCGGATGCTTTTCAATAGTGGCAGACAGTCTTGAGTTCTATACAACCTCAGGATACATCCCACTTATTCGCCTAGATATTCTGCAAGGGGATTGGAGAGAATCATGTTTATCAATCAAACAGCTCTTATGGAAAAAGAACCATGACCTTTTCAAAGAACGCTCTGAAGTTTGAAATCATTTGCACAGGTAAATGTGTTAATTACTTTGGAATTCCCATTTATGTACCTAAAGGCTTCAAATGGTTGGCAATGGACGAAGATGGAACCATCTGGGCATACACTCACAAACCCCGAATCCTCACGGAAACCTTTTCGCTTCCTCAACTAGCCGCACTTTTTGGTCAAAGCTCGGCAGAAATAGTCGGCTATGTGGATCACTACAAAGGTGACTGGAAAAAATCTCTTATCAAAGTAAAGCGTTTGCCTAAAGTTAAACCATGCGTACGTACGTGAGTGCGTACGTATATGTATAATCGCAAATTTGGCACTCCGTGCCTTCACACCCAATTCAATAAGGAACTAAAAGAATGCAAGTCTCTATCGGTAATGCAACCCAATTAATCAAAGAATATCTCAAAGCAGATATTGTCCCATTCATTATTGGTTCACCAGCAATCGGTAAATCTTCGATTGTTAAAAGTATTGCTGATGCAGCCCAACTTAAACTTATTGACGTTCGAGTGGCCGAGATGGATCCGACAGATATTGCAGGCTTTCCAATTGTAGAGAACGAACGCAGCTTTTATGCACCACCAACAATGTTTCCGTTAGTAGACGACGAGATTCCTGACGGTTATCACGGTTGGTTACTATTCTTGGATGAACTACCAAATGCACCAGCCGCAGTCCAAAACGTAACGTATCGCTTAATTCTGGATCGTATGATTGGACAAAAGCATCTACACGAAAATGTATTCATTGTAGCGGCAGGGAATAAGGACACTGATAACTGTCATACAGAATCATTATCAAGTGCCTTGATTTCACGAATGGCCGTATTTGAAGTTTATGCAGATCCGCGTGAATGGTGTGAGTATGCCAGCTCAGTTGAAGCAGATTACCGCATTATTGGCTTAATCAACTGGAGAGGGGACCTCTTATACACCTTCAATCCAGAAAGTGCTGACCCTGTTTATGCCTCACCACGTACTTGGATGATGGCAGACAGACTCATCAACAAAAAGCCAGTAACAGACGAGACAGTCAAACTCTTGGCTCCACTCATCTCGGAAGGTGTAGCCCGTGAGTTTGTAGCCTTCAGTCAAATCTTCAATGATCTGCCAAGTATCTCAAAAATTATCCAGTCACCAAAAGGTACACCAGTTCCTGATCGTATGGATATCAAGTGGGCAACACTTACTGCAGTGGCGGCTTCAGCAACTGAAGACAACATCGACAAACTGGTCCAATACATCGACCGATTCCCTGGTGAATATCGAGTGGTATGTATGAAACAAATTGGTAAACGTAATCCTAAATTATTGGAAACCAAAACATTGGAGAAATGGTTTGAAGATAATGCCGAGGAGTTAATCTGATGAAACGTAATGAGTTATATCATCTTCAAGAGCAAATGCTTCAGAAGTTTACTCAGCATTATCGAAATCGCATTTTAGCTCTCGATTATGCACAGGTACGTATCCTGACTTTTGAAGTGCCTCTCATTGCAGAGGCTTTCATGGATAACTTTCTGGTAGAGAAGGGTGAGAAACACTATCACATCCAAAAGACAAGTAATGAAGAACGGATCTTTTATGAGCTAGACGCAACTAACAACTGTAACCGTGACCTCATTCAGCACGATCTATGGGATATGGACTTTCCTCACACCGTTTATATCGAAAACTGGGATGAAGAATGGAAACGTAGGGACTTCCGCTATCTGAATGGGGAGTATTGTGTACACGACACATCCAGTTTTTACGAGTTCATAGATGTTCAAGAGGTAGCGAAAACCTTTGAAGATTTTCGGTTTAATGAACTCAAAACAATTGTTGATGGTCGTCTAGCTAAAACCATGACCTTTGACTTCACGGAAGAAGATATTTCACGAGTCAAACCACTGGTTCTAAAAGCAATCTGTATGAGGTAGCTATGGCAGATTATGCAGAAGTTTACGTATACGTTCATCCAAGCCATGAAGCTAAAGCAGCAGAGCTGCTCGATGTGCCGAATTGGTGTATTGATCGTTCAGAAGATATGACCCTAACTGAACTCACCCTTTCAAGTGTGCGCTACGCAGATATAGATGAAGAATCAGAAGCTCTCATGAAAGAGGGTATTCCTCATGTCTGGTTCTGGTATGAATCGGGGGATATTGAAGCAGGTAGAGGCTATTGTATTTTCAATGAAGACTATACCGTCAATCGTTTTGTATATAGCGATGTAGAAGGTTGTCAGTACATCCAATGTCACACAATCTTAAATGCCATTGATAAAGGTGCTACGCCTGAGGACATAAAGCAGCTCATCTCTGATTATTTAGCAAAGCGAACACAGCCACCGATAGATGAGGAGCAGGTCAGACGCGGCAAAGTCTACAAACTAAAACAGGTAGTCACTGCATGAAACACCAGCAAATCCGAATCAACCGTAAGTTATTTGAAGCACTTAAACCATTCCTTACAGATACTTCATTTGAGGTCTTAATCAATAAGGATTTGGCCATCCTCAGAATCCATCCAGATGACTTGCTAACTGCTCAAAATGCTTTAACAGAACAGGAGCACGAAGATTTTATCGAGTCATCTTTTTTATTAGTTTAAGTACGTAAGTACGCAGGTACGCATATGAAAGATATACAAAAAGAACTAAGCAGGGCAAAGATTCTTATGCTTAGCAAAAAAGGAGCAGTCTTCTTCAGTACAGTCTGTCTCTCACTCGAAACCATTGTTACTGACTCAATTCCAACAGCAGCAACCAATGGTAAATACATCAAGTACAACCCGGATTTCTTCTTATCTCTTACAGATGAAGAACGAGTGTTTGTTCTGGCACATGAAACCCTTCACGTCATTTTCCTTCACATGACTCGACGTGGTGACAGAAATCCAAGACTTTGGAATGTGGCGGGGGATTATGTCATTAACAACATATTGAAAGAACAAGGTTACCGCCTGATCGAAGGTGTTAAATACAACCCTGCTTATGCAGGTATGACTACAGAAGAAGTCTATAAACACCTACTCGAAGAAGGGGAGGACCAAAAGCCCGATTTTGATGATATAGAGGAGATTGATTTTTATGGTGATGTTGCTGCTCATGAAAAATTCGATGATGAAATTGAAAGCACAATCATCAGAGCCAAATTGCTTGCAGAAATGTCCGGTGAAGGTGAAAACAGTCCAGCCTTACAACGCTTCTTATCTGAGCTACTTAGACCAAAACTCAACTGGAAAGCGATTCTTAAAAAATACGTCACAGCAACCGTGTGTAGATCAGACTACTCATGGAAAAAACCAAAACAAAGAGGGGACACATATATCCCTCGTTTACGCTCCCAGCAAGTTGGCCAAATAGATATTGCCATTGATACCAGTGGTTCCATTTCTGATACCGAATTTAACCAGTTCCTGTCCGAAGTTTACGGCGTGCTCAAGTCTGTAAAACCATCCTCTATTGGCTTAATCCAATGGGATCATGAGCTACGAGCAAATGATCCAGTCAAGTCAGTCCAAGACCTTACACGCCTGCCATTCACAGGTGGGGGAGGCACCTGTGTATCTGCTGCCTTTAAAGGATTTGCAGACAATAAAACTTCCCAACTTCTAGTCATTATCACTGATGGTTACTTTTTTCCTGAAGATCCAGTTAAGGAGAAAAGACCGGTGTTATGGATCGTCCATAACAATCCGGGATTTTCTCCGCCGTGGGGACGAAAAGACAAAGTAATCCATTACAGCATTTAACTAAAAGAAAGGAGGAACTATGCATACCGATGCTGACCAACGGTTTGCAATACAACACCGAATAGAACGATTTCTGTATACCAAGCCTGAAGAAGCTTTGATTGAAGAAAAAAATGCAATCTTACAGCAGCACCAGTTACTTACTGGAGCTACAGGCTTTTTATATAAAGGTAAGTTTTATGGAGTTCGAAGAGAGCGTGTACCTACCAAATTAGCACCTGGTGAATTGTCTATTCGAATGGACGCGCTTTTAACCCGTACAAAAGACCTAGAAGTCGAACGCACTTACGTTAATTCATATATTGCTGCTGTCTTAAATTCAAGTACGCACGCAGGTACGTACTTATATATTTTTCCTAGTGTTATTCACGGCGTAATACGCGATGTCCTGAAATCGGACATTGAGCCGCAGGAGATCACAGATGAGCTGAAGGCAAAGATTCTTCGCTTTAACCAAAAAGGGGAGAAGTTCTTTAAACAACGGATTTTGAAAAACGCAGTAATGGATTAACGATATGCGACACATGATCTTTACCGATGACGTTCAGGAAAGCTATGAAGTAGCGATCTTGATTAAACCAACCTATTTCACAAAAAATGCACTCTTTGACCATTATGTTGCGCCGTTTGCAGCCCGTGGTATTCATGAATCTAAGGTCATTGCATTTGACCTTCGATACAAGAATAACAAGGCTTCAGCATCAACAATCAAAGAGTACTTAAATGAACTGCTACCAACCCTGAAAGAGTTAGGTGTGCGTTTCATTTATTGTGCAGATGCGGCTTACTTTAAGGTTTTGGCCAAACAGCCTAAAGCTGACAGTAATTTTGGTTATATGTTCAATGTAGCGGTAAAAGATTATGAGCATATCCAAGTGACGTATGGTTTAAATCACGGCTCATTAATCTATAACCCGGAACAATATGACAAACTGGATATGTCAGTTCAGACCCTTATTGATGCCTATACTGGCTCATATAATGTGCTGGGCGCAGACATTATTCATTATGAAGACTATCCAGAATCACTCAGTCAAATTAAATGGACTTTAAACCGAATTAGCCAATATCCAATTTTGGCAGTGGACATCGAGGCATTCAGTCTTGATATAAACCATGCAGGTATTGGAACAATCGGTTTTGCTTGGAGCAAGCACGAAGGCTGTGCTTTTTGTGTCGATTATGTCCCGCATGGAGAAGGCCAAATGTCAGACATGACATGGGGCTTTAGACGGGATAATGAAAAAGTAAGAGCGTTGCTAAGGAGATTCTTTGAATCTTACCGAGGCAAAATCATGTTCCATAATGCAACCTACGATACCAAGGTTCTTATCCGTTACTTATGGATGAAGGATCCTTTAGATCGTCGGGGTATGCTGCATGGTTTACATACCATGTATCGCTCGCTTGATGACACAAAAGTAATCGCATATCTCGCTACAAATAGTACTGCAGGTAACGTACTTGGCTTAAAAGAGCTTGCACAACCATTTGCCGGGAACTGGGCACAATCTGAGATCCATGATATTCGCAAAATTCATCATAGCGATCTATTGCGTTATAACCTGGTTGACTGTCTATCTACTTTCTATGTTTATGAGCGTTATCTCCCAACGATGATTGCTGATAAGCAAGAAGAAATCTACCGTAATTTGATGTTGCCAACCCTAAAGGTACTGACTCAAATTGAGATTGTAGGAATGCCTTTGAATGTCGATATGGTGAAAGAAGCCAAACGACAATTAAAGGAAGAAGAAGACAAGGCTCTGGCCATTATTGAATCCTCCAGATTTGTTAAAGAGGCAACACGCCTAATTCAAATCAAGGAAATGGATAAACAAAATGCCAAGCTCAAAACCAAGGTCAAACCTATAGAAGACTTTGCCCACATTAAATTTAATCCAAATAGTGGTGCTCACTTAGCGGTCTTGTTTCATGAAGTCATGGAGCTGCCGATCTTAGAGAGAACCAGAACAAAACAACCCGCAACCGGTGGCGATGTAATTGAGAAATTACTTCATCACGCGACCGAGGAACAACAGGATGTTTTACAAGCACTTATCGACTTAGGAAGTGTGACAAAGATCCTGACAGCATTTTTACCAGCATTTGAGAAAGCCACACCTAAAGCAGACGGCCGATCCTACCTTCATGGAGGTTTTAACCTAGGTGGAACTATTTCAGGTCGCCTATCTTCATCGAAACCTAACCTCCAGAACCTGCCATCAGGTAGTAAGTGGGGCAAACTCATCAAAATGTGCTTCAGTGCTGCATTTGGTGAACTCTTTGTTAGTGCAGACTTTAATGCCCTAGAAGATAGGATTAATACCCTACTTACTAAAGATCCAAACAAGATCAAGGTATATACGGAGGGATACGATGGCCACTGTTATCGTGCCTTCTATTACTGGGGCGATCAAATGCCTGATATTGTTGATACGGTCGAAAGTATTAACTCTATTAAAGTTAAATACCCAAAACTCCGGTCACGCTCTAAGTCTCCATCATTTGCACTTCAATACGCAGGTACTTGGATTACTCTCGTTAAAAACTGTGGTTTTAGCGAACCAGAGGCAAAACGAGTTGAAGCCAACTACCACAAA